TGTTGTGAAAATAATTTATCGCATAAGTGACAATGGATACATTAAACCTAAATTACCAAATGCAACAAAAAAGATTTGTATTGAAAATTTTATAAGCATATTTGAAAAAATTGATATTGTCATAGCAGATAATTGCTCGCCATCTACTTTAGAATTTTTAAATGCCAAAAAATTAAATGTAATTGAAACATCTTTAGGAAATGCCGAATCTTTCCTGTATGCCCTTAATCTTGCCATAGGTGAACCAGAAGATGAAATCATATATTTTGTCGAAGATGATTATCTGCATCGGCCTTTATGCCGTAGCTTATTAGAAGATGCCCTATCAATAGCCGATTACGCAACATTGTATGATCATCCCGATAAATATAGCAAATATTACAACTTTGGAGAAATGTGCCATGTAAGAAGAATAAAAAATCAACACTGGAGGTCTTCAATAAGCACAACTATGACATTCGCATCAAAAGTAAAAACCTTAAAAGAAGATGTACAAATATTCAAAAATATCTGCGGAAATAGATTTCACCCCAATGATCATCAAATTTTTATAGACTTAAAAGAAAAAAACAATAGAAATCTATTTGTTTCAATACCAGGATTTGCATTTCATGCAGACATTAGCTCGAATGTTTGTGATATAGAAAACTTAGAGAATGAAATTGACGATTGGGTTGTAAAATGGGTAGAAAAATACATTCCAATTGAATATAATGAAATTTACAAATTACAAAAAATAAGTAACTTGAAAAAAATACTTATGATAAATCACTTTCTAAACATAAATTGATTTTTTTTCTAAATATTGAAATTTTACAATATTGTTTTTCAAAAAAAATGATGCATTTTCACGAACAAAAATGCAATCTGGTAATATTGGGCTAGTTTCTTGAATAGACTTATGCTTCAACCCTTCATTTATCGAATACGCTAGACTTTGATTTCCAACAAATAAATCAGAGCCATTTATTACACAAGCTAAATCCCAAGCATTTTTTACCTTATAATATTCAACAAATCCAAATGTTCTAATGAATGAATCATATTCTTCTTCAAGGCCAACAAAAACAGATTCTTTTTTATATTTTTTAACTATCGAATGCCAAGGAAAATCATAATTTTTATATCGATTAGATCTAGAAAAAACGACATCTGCAATTTTTTTCTTATCGGCATCAATCCATGGCTCTTCATATTGATGCAATGGAACATCAAATATGGTTATGTATTTTTCGTAAATGAATTTAGAATCTTTATCAAGACGAAAACAATCTAGATTTATTGTTGATTTAAATTTTTTAAAAAATCTAACAACTTCTTTAACATATTTTTGCTTTTCAAGAAGTGGCTTTATAAAATCGAATTTATTTTTGCATATACCAGATGAGGTTCCATCTGACTTTTTTAAGTTAATCTGTATCCCTTTGGGTTCAATCCAACTTTTTAAATTTTTTATATCATCTATAACTAATATTCCCTTACCATAAGTTTTTAATACTGGTAAGGAGTAAATTATATCTCCCAAATCTCCCGAATGCTTATATGTTTTGTCAAACAACATGAAAAATATCCTGCCACCATTATACTAATAATAGTGGCAGGATAATAAAAAATTACTTTACTCTACTTACTGCACTTCTTTTTTGTTGCAGTTGTTGCCTTTTGGCTAATACGATCACTACTTTCCTTGCTTTTAGAAACAATTGTTGCCACTAGAGAAATAGGCTCGCCTTTTTCTTTCATAGTTATATCGCTATAACCAAGCTTTTTAGCTAAGTTTTTAGCAACATAGCTCAAAGATGATCTGGTCGTAAATTGATGATTTCCATCAACCTTACAAAGCCTACCAGTAAGATTTGGGATATCTACTGATGCTTCGAACCATTGCTTTACATTATTCTTACGAGTAAGAACATTTACCAAAAGATTACTTTTTCGATTCATGATGCACCTTATGAAATAGGTTTAAGATAATTCATTATAAGCTTTTATCCTTTTAAAATTCAATGTTTATTTTTAAATTTCATGGGAAAGTTTATTTAAATTGAATTTTTTCATTTTTGAATTTATAACTTTATTGCTTCCAAATGTTGGTAAACTTACCGCAGATTTTTGTTCAGCAATTGATACATCTAGATCTTTTTTTATGGTATTATATAAAAACGATGATTCAATATTTAGTTGCCATAAATTAAAACAAATTAACATTTCGATTATTGTTTTTTTAATCTCATTCAAAGAAACTTTATTATAATCATTTCCAATTTTATTTATATCAACGAACCAATAAAAGTTTTCTTCATCATAATTTAAACATGGATTGCGTAAGCCAATTTCTTTGTGTAAACAAATCATTTCGTTCAATTGTGATAGCCATATAGATTTATAGTTATTTTTTATATAAAAGTTTTCATACCAATGATAAATCACAGACTTAAATGAAAAAATAAATATTGGATTATCATTTAAATGATAATTACTTCTATAGCAAAACTTACAATAAAAAAAATTATCATAAAAATTTTGAGGATATTTCTTAACATTATCATCACTCAAAACAACTTCTTTGTCACAAAACAAACAAGATTTTAAGAAAGTATCTGATATTTCTCCTGGCATTTTTTGCTTAACAGGAAAAAATTCTACATTATATTCATACATAATATGACCCTTTATATTCCATAAGAAGTAATCATTTGGTAAGTGTTATAATAGAATAATTACTTTTAATGTCAATAAGTATAAAAAGGTCGGTAACTTAATTTATTTTATAATTTTTAAGGTTATGACTCTAAATAGATTATATGACTTTAAACTTACTTAAGTCAGTTTTCAACGAAATCAGAGAGGTTAAAACATGAAGTCTTTTATAGAATTTTGTCAAAGCAGTAAAAAAGAATTGCCAGTATATGATGTTTCAGAAAAAACAACTAGGGGTGGCATTATGAGTTGGGCTTACCCAGACGCATATATAAGAAGTCATTACCCAGCATCTTATTTTATGCCAATATCTGCTGATGCTGCTCAGAAAATGGGTAAAAAAATTGATGATGACAAGGTCGATCATGGCCAATTTAAATATAAGGCACATGATCATCTTGAGGCTTAATTGATTTGGATATTTAAAAAGCACATGTTTAAATCATGTGCTTTTTTTATTTAGACTTTGCATTTTCCATTCTATTTTTATGATCTTCTGAGGTCACAGACTTTCCATCTTCTGGGATCATATCTTTGTGATTTTCCCAATATCCCCACATATCATCATTTGATGGACTCTGAAATATCATACCCCTTTTGTAGTATTTTTGAATTATTTCTTCAACCCTTTGCTTGGAAAGTCCTGATTCTTTAGAAATTTGAGATACACTTCTCCATGTCCATTTTGGATGTCGAGACAAAGCAATAAAAAATCCCTGTTCTTCGTCACCCTCTTTACATCCTTGTGGGTAAATATCAGTCCAACTTTTTAACTTTCTTTTAGACATGTTCAACCTTTATTTTGTTTAGTCAATAATATTATAGTTATGAAATTATAAAGCTTATTGATATTTTTTACTATATTAGTTTAAGTATCACTTTAAAATAGGAAATTTATGAGAAGAAAAAAAATCACAAAAGAAGAAAGAATGCAAAAAATCACAAATAATTTAACTGGTACTGGACTTTATATCTATGAGAATAATACCAGTGGTTTTTTGAATCTACCTAAAAAATCTTCAGATGGAATTAAAGTTGTTCCACCCAAAGGTCGATTTAAAGGAGATAGCTATTTTATGCTATTGGTCAAACCACCACAAAATCTTTTAAGATTTATTCAAGAAATAAAAACAGAGGAGATAGAACCGATGAATGAGAAAAAACTTATTTTAGATCAACCAGATATGGTTACCGCAAGAGGCACAGTAGAGCATGTTGTTGATGATATGTCTCCATTAAAAAACTTGCGTGACTCGGTTGAAAACAAACAACAAAAAGATATTTTGTTGAATGAAAACCCTATGGATGGCATAGAAATCATAATTGCATAGCAAAATAGTGTACATAAGTTCATATGTTGGTATGCATTTTGATAAAATTTCATTAAAAATACAAAAATTTATTTTGTAGGGTACATGTAAATAATGTGCCACTTTGAAATCCAAGAAATGAGGTCACATGCCAACAAGTGTTCGATGGATTGCACAGAAAAATAAATTCTCTTGTGGCCCCATTGCTATTTTGAATATTTTAAAATGGGTCGGCTTTCCAGTAAGTTATAATAAAGATTATAATTTTTGGAAAAAAAAATGTAAGTGCAATTTTTTGGGAACACATCAATCTAATTTTCAATATTGTTTAAATAATTTAAAAAATATTACGAACACTCCAAAGCATCTTCCAACAATATCTTCAATAGAAGATGCTTTGAATGCAAATCAAATTGTAGTTATGAAATCAACATTCATGGTTGATTCAAAAAGTGATCTTGGTCATTTTTTTATAATATCTGAAATGACGAATGATAAATTCTTTTGTATAAATGATTTCAAATCATCGCATAAATGGTATGACAAAAAAGTTTTTGCCCAATATTATTTGCAATACCATAGATCATATTGTGATACTTGTTGTACATCAAGCTTATGTGGAGTATCGCCATATGCATGGTTTGTAAAAAAATAATTTGATTATATTATTCAAAAATAAAAACCCAAGAGCCACAATTAGAACATATTTCTAAATTAGAAAAACACATGCAATTGTCACAAATCATTTTGGGCCTCTTTTTAATGAAACTGATTTAAGCTTCTCTTGATGATTGTTTGGCTGCGTCTTTAAATGATGCATCATATTGTGAAGCTCTTTTGTAATTTCCGAAGCACTGTCTGCACACTTCTTTGTTGATTGAATCGAGATTGTCTTTCTGTCTTTGTTGTAAAAACCCTTAGAAACTAAGAAGCATTTTTCTTTATCGCTCCATGTAACTAATCCAGTCCACTCTCCATCATCCCAATTTCTTGAAGAAACAAGAAGTCTTAATGGCTTCTCGTCAAAAACATGTTTTGTATGAAATCCATGTTTTTTAAGACCAGCACTAACATACCCCAAAACCAGCTTTGCAAATCCATCCAAAGCATCATCCATGGTTGTACGATAATTTACACTAATGCTATATCTTGAAGTTTCAGCAGATTCTGTCAATTGACTATCAACATGTTCGTGAACTGATTTTAGATTACCTTTTAAATTTACCTTAAAATATTCAAGTGCAATTTTTAAAAAGTCCTCTCTATTGATAGACTTTAAATTTAAATTTTCTAAATCTTTTTCTTTCTTCCAGTCATTAATTGATTTCATATGTCCACCTTTTTTTGCCACAATCCCATATTCTTGCTAATCCTAATTCAAGACACCATTCTCTTTCTGTTGTATTTATAGGACAACCATTTTTATTTTTAGCTTGAGATTGTTTACTTATTCTTTTATTTGGTTTTTTATAATTAACATAGCTATAATCTGGTTTGAGTTCGCAATCCAAATTAAAACCTAATTGTTTATATACATTACCTAAACTCCAACGATTATCACTCCATGTAATTACTTTTTTGTAATTGTTATTTTTAGCCCATTCTAAACACTTTTTAAAAAGCTTACTACTTCCTCCAACAATATTGAAATTTCTTTTAAAGCATAAACGATCTAAAGTCAGCAAGCTTTTATTTCTGTGATGCCTACCAAAAGACATAGAACCAACAAGATCATCTTCGTAAAATAAACCATAAAAAACAAGACCTAGATTGTTGCTTTCCTGCAAATGATTAGAATCACAAAATTGTTTAAAATCTTTTTTAGACAATTCTTTTACATTACATTTTCTAGCATAAATCTTTATCTGTTCTTTTTTTAGAATAGACATCAAAATACCCTTGCATTTAATCTCTTGATGTTGCCACTCATCTTCAAATATCGTAATTAAACGGATACCTTTCTCTTGGCACTTTTTGTATTTTTCGTAATGATATAATGATAATCTTGGAGATAAAGATAATTCGTTGTGCCAGAACAAACCGCAATATTCTATAGCGACATTAATATTTTTATCATACATATCTAATTCTTTTCCATCCATTACAGAATAATCTGGTTCAAAATTAAATCCTAATGAATTAATCCATGTCTTTATCTCTTCTTGTGTTTTTCCATAAATTTGATTTTTCTTTAGAAAAAGTGGATTTGGAACCCCATATTTATCCAAACATGTTTTTAAAAATCTTTTTTTAAATTCTTCTGTTTTAGAATAATTCGTATGACCATATCTAAGAATACAAGTTTCTTTGGCTTTCGTTCTATTTGATGGTAACTTAGATGTATGGTCAACGCCATAAAGTTCTAAAAAAAGTAGCCTTCGATTTATCAGATATTCTTCTGTTTGAGTATAACTTTCTTTACCAAATTTATTTAATGATGTTTTTTTTCTTTTGTCTAATACATCTTTATTCAACATGGAACTTTCTTTTCCATATTTTTTTAAATTAGATTTTATAACTTTGCTATAAAAATCGCTATGCTTCGCATAATTATCAACACCATATCTTTCAATGCAGGTAGCCTTGTATCTTTCAAGTATTTCTTGATTTAAAAATAAAGATGTAACTCCATATTTTTTCAAAAGTGATTCGTTTCTCTTGTTTTTAAATTCTTCACTAGAAAAGTAATTCTCACATCCATGTTTTTCTAAATTTTTCCGCTTTCGAACAGCTATCACTTCCTTCATTTTCTCTTGATGGATTTTGCTTTTTTTTAAAAATTCATTTATTTCTATTTTTTTATTTTTTTTGCATGACTTTTGGTCACAACTATCTTTATCAATATTTTTATTGGATAGAATTCTACTTCGTTTGTTCCTTGGTAATTCCTTACCGCAATAATCACATTTAATCCAAATCATAGACTTTGTAGAATAATCCTCATAGGGCTTATCCAATTTTTCTTTTATGATCATTGATTTAATTACCCCATGCTTGGGCCAAGAACATCTCCAAAACGAGACAACAATTTTTCTTCCCATTCCTTCTTTTCTTCCAAGCCTTCTTGAAGAATTTGCTGTCCATCAAGTTGCACACCACCATTAGGGCCAGGAGGATTAGAAATTTTACTTCTAATTCTTCCTAAAATTATTTTTGAAAAAGCCAAAGCCCCTTCTTGCATTGCTTGAGTCACTTGTTTAAAGTCTGGCTTTTTTTGCAAATACCTAACTAAAACAGGATAAGACCTAAATGGAGTAGGGTAAACTTTTATATGGTTATAACCGCCTAACCATTCCCATCCACCCTGCTGTCCAGATATACGATTATAAGTGTCTTCGTATTGCTTGTACAAGACCCACTCATTCATCTTTCCCCATACTGGAGTCTGTGGATTGATGCCACCAGCGATACTACCATATGCACCTGCACCCATATATTCCAATGGTATAACACCACCAAGGTCAGATGCAGAAAACGCATATTGTGCCGTTTCTCTGTAAGATACGGTTCTTATATATCCAACATCGTTAGGCATTTCGTAAACCGATTGCCCAGGGGTACTATTAAATGTATAGTACTGAAAGTACTCCATAGGAGCATAATCTTCAATTATTTGCAATGCAAAGTCTATTGAATTGCTAATTTGCTGTTCGTCTAACTCTATTGTGATTACTGGTGCGCCTAGCATAGTAAGAACATATTCACGAATCTGTTCTCTGACTTTTGCACGATTTTTTCTTTGTCCAATTTTGACGAGTGGATCAGTTGGACCTAAGTCGCTACAACTAGTACAAGCCAAGCAATTGTATTGTTCTTGTGTTGGGCGAGGAATATATAACATATTGTTGTTCATAATACATATATAGTTGAAAATAAAAATATCTGATCTTTGGAGATGAAATGAATTTTTTAAACTTCTTTGAAAATAAATTATTGTTGGAAATGGCCAAAAAAGGCGACAGGCCAAGGGGTGCTATAAAATTAGATAATGATGATATAGAATTTTTATATCAATTTCCTCCACAATATTGGTCTCAAGCCATATACCAAAGATACAATCATGATCTTTATGATGCTCTGAAAAATAGAGAAGGAAAACGAAGAAAAAAAGAAGAATCTATGATTTCCATGTTGAAATCGGCATTAAAAACAGGAAATTTCAAAGAATTAAACTCTTCTGATTTATTTTCTAGAGATCAGATTATTGTCATAAAAAAGGGTTATGGGAAAGATACTGAATGGAGCGAAAAGTGGAAAGATGATCCAGAGGCGATTGAAAATGCAGCACAAAACATTGCATATTATGCAGCAGAAAAACTTGAACCAAATGCAACTTATGTAGAATATAAAACTTATGAATTAAAAAAAGGAAAAAAAACAGACAGAGTAATAGCAAAACCATTTGCAAATAGATTAATTCACAAGTTAGAAAAGACTGTTGGCGAAGAACATAGTCTAGATTCTGGTTTAATTGACACTCACAAATTTGGCCTTTATGGTTTTGATTTAGCAAATCCAATTAAAGTAAAAGGAAAAGATACTCATAAGACAGATGGTCTTGTTTTTCCAACTAAAGATAGTGCGCAAGAAGCTGTTGATAAATTACTTGGGATGAACTTTCATAGATATTTTGGAGAATTGCCAGATAGTAATTCTACACAAGAGATTCCCGATTCTTCATCACCAACAAGAAAATCAAATGTTGCAATTCATTCTTGGGGAAAAATAACACACAATAGAAATAATTATTTTGAAGATAGTGTTTTAAAAGACGAATATGTAAGAGGCAGAGAGAAATATTATGATGAAGTGATGCCTTGGTTCTTGTTTGATAATTCCGAACTTGAATCAATTTATGGAAAACTTAAAAAGTCTGGTTATCCTATGGGTGCAGAAAGTGCAACGAAAATAGCTTCATCACCAGAATTCACAGAAAAAGAAAAATCATGGTTTGCCAATGAAAGACAAGCGTTAAATCACTTGATGTTGTACAAAAATCTAGCGGAAGGAATACAAAGGCCAGATAGTACTAATTTCAAAAAAGTAGTTGGTCAAAATGTAATCATATGGGAAGACAATATAAGTAAAAAGAAATTCCCACATTCAGTTAAAAATCAAAGCGAAAGACAATCACTCATAAGACAATTTTGCAATGCAGATTTTGAATATTATAGAAAATCAAATCCAGATGTTAAAGGACCGCCAATTTCAAATATTGCACCAGAAGGATTGTCAATTTCAGATAATCAGCATGTGCATTTGCCTTTATTTAAAAAGAAAATAAATTTAAATGGAAAAGAAGTAGAAATTGACATGCCATTTATAAGAGGATCAAAATATTTTAGATATGCTAATCAAAAAGATCCAGAAGGAAATAGACAAGGTCACAAAAAAAATATAGTTCATTTAGCTCATCATGCTTATAAAAAAGAATATAGTGGGCATATGAGTGGTGCCTCAATGCATCCGAACCAAATGACCGCAGAAGCAAAGCCTATAAAAAAAGGCGTTATTGGTTATGATGAAAAATATAAAAAAATATTTGGAGAAATGGAAAAAGACAATGATGGACTTTATGTTGATATTGTAAAAGGAATAAAAGATGCATTAGGATTACAATATAGCAAAACTGTTGGAACAAAATATGTAAGAACAATTTTGCTAAACAATATCCCAGAAATTCATGATATAATCACAAAAAAGTTAGAATCTATTTTAGATAAAAATGAAATGCTTTCAAAAAACAAAAGAAGAGATTTGGCATTCAATACAACCAAAAGCATTCTGCAACAAGATTCATGGGATAGTGGTTCGATTCGTAAAAGAATTTTTAAAATTCGCAAGAAAAGAAAAATTCCAACAACTTTAATATCTCCAAAACAAACTGCTCTATCTCAAAAAATAACAGTTGAAAATTTAGCAGAATTAGGAAGAAAACGATTTTCTGCTGGCCATGCTTTTCCTTTTAATATAGAAAAAATTCAAAATGTTATAAATGAAATTAAAGATAAGGCACAACAAGCAGAAGCAAAACATCCTTTTTATCATGTTAAATATGGTTTAGAAAGCAAACAAATTGTGAATTTTTTAATTACAAAATTCAGAACTAAAAAAATGCTTATAGATGCAATGACTGGATTGTTAAAATTGATAATTTACAATACTGGAGTTTTTGGACAAGAATTAGAAGATAAAACAAATGGTTTGTTAATGCCAATTGTTGGAAATAAAAAGAAAACCATGCCAAGTATTGTTTCTGATTTTCAAAGTTTGCAAATCGTTCAAACTGCTTTGGGAGGAGTCAGACAATCTGTTGATGCAAATATGCCACTACAAGCAACAAAAACTTTTTCTCCAGTTGAATTTAAAATAAGTAGAAGCAAAATAATAAATAGAGGAAAATTTACTAAAAATCCACAAGATCTTTTAGATAAGAAGGATTATTTGGCATTGTCACACAATAATCTTTTCATGCACACAAGAAATAGAGAAACTATTTTGAATTTGAAAAGATGGGTTGAATCACAAAGAGAACAAAGTTTAATAAAACAAAAAGATTATAATGATTCTATAAAATCTATAGATCATATTTTAAAAATAAGATTTAACGAGGAATAAAATGGCTGAAAATTCTAACTGGCTTAACTTTTTATCTAATCCAAGATCCCATTACATAAAGAAAAGTATGTTTGAGATTTTAAAGGAAAGATATGGAAAACACGAACAAATATTGGAGAGATTAAGCAGCCATTTGATTGTTGAAAAAGATTTAAAAGACTTTTTGGCAATGATAATAGATGTATATGAAATTGGATTTTTCAAAGCAGTGGAAGATCAAAAAGAACAATTAAAAAAGCTTGGATTGGGAGTAAAAATAACATCAAGAACAGAAAACTAAACTCCCTCAAAATGAGGTTGATAGTTTGATGGAACGCATGTGTAAATAAATCCATTTCCTTTTTCTTCCTTACTGTTTACCCTCCACCACCTTTTTGTGTTTGATTTTGGATAAATAACACTTTCTGATTCGATTTTTAATGTCGCCCAGAATTTATAATACAAATCTTCTTCTTGTATTACAATTGACTCAAAAGAAAATGGGTTTCCATATTCAATCGAATTATATTCTTCGTTATAAAGCGAATCTGTTTTTTTCAATATTATTGCTGGTAAACAAAACATAAATGTTTTTTTTATGTCATTTTGGCCCTTAACATTTTTATCTTTTACAATGATGGCTTCTTTTTTTTCCACATCATTTATCGAATTGTTTAAAATTTCATTTTTTGTCATCTCCAACTCTTGAACAAATGTATCTTTTAAAACAAGGTTTGATTCCATCTTGTTTACAACTTGATTGTTTTTATGTTCAATCGAATTCCATTTCATATTATGAAGAGTATAATCTGTCCATATGCTTTGATTTTTCATCAAGGCGTTTGGACTTTGCAATCTATATGTTGATCCATCTTTATTTCTAAGTACCATTTTTTTTTACTATTAGACTAATTTATATTAGTATCATTATTGCATCTAAAGATATTTAAATAAAAATTAGAAAAAATTTATGCATATTATCTAAATATGCTAGATAATAGGAGAAATAAATATGAGCTTACTTGTTCCTGATGTTGGTGAAATTTTAATGCTTCAGTATTTAGTAAACATGCTATCTACTGATGGAACCGCTGGACCTGCCAATGGAGGAAGACTATTAAGGTTGTTTACAAATAATCTTACACCTGTAGAGGCCACTACTTTAGCAACTGTTACCGAAGCACTAGGAGCTACAGGATATACTCCTGTGACCTTGGTCGGTTCAAGTTGGACAACCACTCAAGTTGGCGGAACCACAACCGCAGTTTATAGCGAACAGACATTTACATTTACTACTGCTGTTACAGTTTATGGCTATTATGTAACAAGCATTTATGGAACACCAGCCTTATTATGGCTCGAAAGATTCTCTGGTGCGCCTTTCATTTTGCCTTCTGGTGGCGGTCAAATCGCTATTTCTCCAAGAATCAGCTTGGATTAAAGAATTAAATTATAGAAAAAAGAGACTAATAAAAAATTAGTCTCTTTTTTTTTAAACTTCTTATATAAATAAAAAGAGGTTTATATGAAATTAAAATTTAACGAATGGCTTCATGATGGAATGTTTGAAAATCGCAGTTACACCTTCTTTATAAAAGAAAATGTAGTATCTGATCCGAGATTAGTAATATCTGATCCAAGATTGAAAATGATGGATGATCCAAGCTCTCCAATTATGTTCAATATTGAATTTGATCATAGAATTCTTCAATTTGCTAAAAAAATTGCAAGTATGCCGACTAAAGCGGATGCCAATAAAGAAATAACACATATAGATGATTTTCTAAAAGTAAAAAATCCAGAAGTAAAAAAAGCAATTAAAAATAAGGTTCCGACTGAAGTGATGGGAGGATTACCATCACATGTTTCTATGTTTCCTATAAAAAACACTTCTATTAACGATGATCATTCTTTCAAATCCGAATGTGAAAAATATATTAAAGAATTCCCAACTATAGACGCAATATATGACAAAAACAAAGATATTAATTTTTATGAAAAATTAACACAGGCAGCAAATGTAGTAAGTAATTTCACAAGACAACAAGTTAGTGCAGAAGACATAATTCAAATTATGATTGCTGGCGAAAAAAAATCTACAAAAGATCCAAAACATGTATACATGAATATAAAATTCCCTAAAGTATCTGGAACAGAAATATTCAATAAATTTAATAGTGGTGGATATGATCAGATTATTGCCAATACGATTATTGAGAGAAATAAAGAAAATTTTTCACCCAAGATGGTAGAATCTAAATGGCTATTTGCTTTTGTCGGCCAAATGAAAAATATTGTTAAAAAAGAATTAGACCCAGATATAAAACTAAAACAGCATCAAAGGTCAATTGCCCAATTTCAAGGTAGGGATGTATCTGCTAAAAAAGATACGAAAGATTCAGAAGATTCAGAAAATTTACAAATTGCAGAGCCTTTAAAAAGACAAGATGTAGGCGTTGAAAAGCTCTCTAAAAAAGTTGAAGAAATAATTTCAAATATTAATTCATATGATGATATTCCATATAATTCTTTGTTAAATCCGTCAAGTCCAGATGAACAATTTAAAATTCAAGCCAAATTATTTGCAACAGTATTCAATAATGTAACAAAAAAATTAAATGAAAATAAGGGAAAGCTATCTAAATTTGTAATCGCAGAAATGAAAAAAATATTTGATGAAGCAAATATAAAAATAAATGATGAAAGAATAAGCAGAATGAATAAACTTTATTCTGCCATTTTAGATAAAGCCGCAAGTGAATTAAATGATGATTCGATTACTAAATTTGTAAATGTAATCAGATCTCAAAATAAAAAAGCTAGAGACCGAGGGAAAATAATTGTATGAGTGAGGTAAAAATTGCTTCGTAACTTAGATGGATCATGCTATAAATCTGTTGGTAGCTTTCAACAATATAATCCAGAAGCACCAGAACATGATCTTTTCAATCAATGGGATCAAGAGTCTATCATGCGTGGTGGATCTCCATTTTATTATTATGAAGTATTTATTCAAAACCAAACCATAGATCCTCTTTATCTTGAAGACAGAGGTAAAATATTTTCGAACAATCCAGTAATGTTATGGTGCAATTACGAGCCTATTCCATCACAAAATGAATTGACTCAATTCGGCATTGATTCACCTGATGAAATGAGATTTGAAGTAAATTATAGAACAACTTTAAAAACAATAGGACATCCACCAAAAATTGGATCGAGAGTTTTTACACCACATCTCCAAGAAAATTGGGTAATCATCCAAAGAAACTTGGGAGAATTTAAACTTTGGGGTTCCTTGCGGCTTGAATTGATTTGCCAAAGATTCCAAGAGTCTGTTACTACTGGAGAAGGTGAAGTCACTCAAAAACAACCAGATGTTAAAATTAAAATTGTATAGGAGATAAAAATGCAGTCATTTTTTGAATTTTTTGAAAAGATTCGTGCAGAAAAAAGGTTTTACGAACAAGATGCTCAACCACAACAACCACAGCAAGACGCTCAACCACAACAGCCAGATATGCAAACCGCACCAGATGCGACACCAGAAGAAACAAATGATAAGGCCCAATCACAAGATGATAGCCAAAATCAACTTTCTGAGCCAGCACACGATCCAAAATTAGTAGAACTTATAAAGACTATCAAAGATGCAATGCCAGATTTAAAGCCAGCAAGTAAAACAATGTTGAAAGAACTTCTAGACAAACTTTCATCTCCAGAAGAAGAAACAAAAGATGATAAAGGACAGCAATCGGATCAAGGACAGCAATCAGATCAAGGACAGCAACAATCGGCAATGCAGCCAGCACAACAGCCAGCACAACAGCCAGCATTTGATTTGCAAGCAGCACCAATTGGTGGTCAAGATCCTAATGCACAATAGTTGATTTGCTGTCGGAAAAAATTTTCTTATCGATATTAAAAAATATACGAAGTGGAATTTTAGGAATTTTAAGCCTTGGATATCCTGTAAATATCAAAGGCTTAAATTCACTTTGTCTCTTTTTTAGTTTGAATGGTTTTATTTTCATTTTTTATAAGTTTTCTTTTAATTTTAGATTTTGGATTATCTTTAATGCTTTCTAAATGTTCTTTCACAAAAGGACAACCATGCTTAGAAGCTAAAGATCCAAGTTTCTTATATTTATCATCAAATTTATAACCTTCATCTGATTTCCAAGAATGACCATAAATTTTTCTAGCTTCATCAGTCAAAATTTTATCTTGCACGAGTCTGCTAAAAATTTCATTTTGCGTCATCTCATTTATATCATAGTGTACTTTTTTCGGTAAAATCAAAATTTGAGCATATGGTTCATCTTGTCTAAAAATACATTTTTGACCCTCACTTGGATTTTTGAATACTACAAAAAATATTTTAGGCCACCAGCTTGTTTGCAGATGACCAGCAACAGCAATTGGAACTGTATTTGTGCTATCTGTATAAAATCTTGGATGTGGCTCAATTCTAAGAATCATATCATCTGGAACCTGTATATCCACACAACTAGTCATGCCAAAATGACCATCTGCGAATTTCATAAATGGCGGTAAAACAACATTATCCTTACCTACTATCTTGTTTTCTTCTGTAAAATCTCCTTCAAACAACAATTCCCCATTCTTCATCTTTACATGACATTCAGTTGAAAATGGATAAACAAGTTCAAGACCATAAGTCGAGGCTTCAACAAAAGGCTGGCAATGCCAAGGTTGAGCCTTTGATCCATTTTCATGAGTCAAATCAGATCCAGCCCAACCGGGTATTTGTAATTTTATTGGTTTTGGAGATTTTCCCAAATGCCATGTACGATACTTAACTCTAATACTTTCAGACATTTTTTGTTGTCTCCCTAATAGATAATACCAAAGGAAAAAAATGAACGATATCAATCACCCATCAAAAGGCCTCAACGAATGCAATGACAAGAGTCCAATAAATTATAACCCAAATTTGGACATAATGCCAGACAACTGTAATCTTGATCCAACAAATTCCAGAAATGTAAATGACGAAACATTAAATTGGCTAAAAGATACGACAAATAAAAAAGTTGGTTTGGGTGCTGCCAATCTTTGCGACCCTGTTCAAAAAGGATCAATCATCAATGATCCGAACAACCCAGATAAATCAACAATTTATAGATACTCAAAAGCAAAAAGAGCTTGTGATGATGCAATGCGTGATCTTTTTACAGACATTATAGTAATCGATGAAAATGGAAAAGCTCATCCAATTCCAATTATATGGGGAACAAAAGAAAAAGCTGTTGCTGCGATTCTTTTAGACAATGTTCGCAAAGACGAAACACTGGTGGTAGATAGAATCAAATTGCCTATGTTGGCAGTTCATGATTCTGATATTCAATTTGCAATAAATAGATATGTGTACCATAAAGCATTAGACTATAGAAGATATTTAAGAGAAGATAATAAACCTGGATTTACAATAAGCGAAAAATATAATAGAGATACAATTTTTGGATTTGCAAGAGGGATACCAGTAGATATATCTTACACCTTGAATGTTTGGACATTGTATCAAGAAGATATGAATCAAATTTTAGAACAAATCTTGTTAAAATTTAGTCAAACTGCATATATAAAAGTGACAGGTGTGCCTTATGAGGTAATTGTAAAATTAGAATCTATTGCAAATAACTTGGACTACGAGCCAGGAGATCAAGCAATTAGAGTCATAAAATATCAGTTTAATATGACAACTGAGACATTTATACCTCAACCTATAAGCAGAAAGAAAGCAGTCCTCAAAACCAAATTTGATTTTGTAGATGGGCTTAATGAAAATGAGATTAGTGAGGTTATGGCGAGATTGGAAGAGAATGTAAAGGAACTTAAATGTTAGAGATAAAAAACACGCAAAGATTTCCAGTCCAACTTATCATACGATCAAGAAAGGCACCACGCTCTTTCACGGTTTTAAATATTCCCGGCATTGGAGGCGGAAAAAATATTTTTTTGCTAGAAGATGAAAGGGCAACTGAGTATATAGACAGAGCAGTTAATGACGGATTGATTTCTGTCAGGCAAATATCAAACAATATTATGTTAACAAAGGGAGAATAAGACTATGGCAATATTAAGAGGGTTTCCTCCATCGAACACAATCAGTCCTAGCGTTAGAATTGCTGAAAAAGATTTAAGCTATGTAGCACCAGAACAAACACTTCATCGTGCCGCACTTATTGGTTTTGCTAGCAAAGGCCCAGTAAATATTCCTACGATTATTTCTAATAGTCGTGCGTTAAGAACCATATTTGGAAATCCTCATCCTCAAAGCGGAGATCCATATTTGATCTACGCAGCAGAACAATACCTCTTGGTAGCAAATGAACTTTATATTGTTCGTGTTGCTGATACCGATCCAGTAAGTGATGAATGTGCAACAATAGCAGAAGTTGATGTTCCTGCTGCTGGTACAATCATTAATGTCATCTCTGATACCGCTGGACCTTATGTTTTCGATCAAGACTCCTTCTTCCGATGGAGATTAAATGGTGTTCTCAGCAATAAAACCTTAGTAGTGTTGGAAAATCACCCTGTCTATGGTGTTAACTATTCTGTTGAAGAATTAGTGACTACCCTTAATGATCAACTTGATATTGACAATGATGGTATTGAATTTTACAAAAGTGCTACAGACACAATTGCAGTGAGAACAGTTTGGGCATATGGCCCAGAAGCCGAATTTGAATTGGTCTCAGTACAAAATGCTATCTATGGTGGTGCAGTAATTGATGGCAATCCAACTGGTCTTGGAACCGGAATGACTCAAGCAACCACAACTGGATCTATGGAAATGTATCCTGATGTTGCTTATCAAACCCCAGGCGATTATGATTTCACTGGTCTTACTGGACTTAATATTCAGTTGGTTTTAGACGGAACAGACAATGTTTTAATTGATAATGTTGTTCAAGTAATTAGTTTGGAAGACTTTGAAGGTGGCGTAGCTGATATTGATAATATTATAACCAACATTAACAATCAACGAGTTTCTGGTGGCGGTACACTTCCGGGCGGTTGGATTGTAGAAAAAGTTGGAGATGGTAATTTAAAGATTTCTACATTACATCATGGTCGTGATGCTCGTTTTCGCATTAAGCCAGATAGCACAGCAGCAGGAATATTCGGACTATCTACCTTAACAAAATCTGGAGATAGCCCTAGTGGTGTAACTGGTAATACTGCTAGTGAAAGTTATGGCAGAATTAATGGTGGTGTTAACGATGGCACAATGACCTTTACCATTACCGCAGAAACTGTTGGTATAGATGGCGATTATACTCAAGTTGTAGTCAAGACTAATACTCGTGATTCTAATTGGATATTTGAAGTTTATAATAATGGCGCACAAGTTGAATCTTGGGGTCAGCTTACAAAAAATGACACTAGCACATTCTATGTCGGAAGCTATCTCTCTCTTGTTTCTGACTATATTCGTGTAATTGATAATACTGCGACTACTGCTGGTCCTGCTGATGGTACTTATGACCTTACAGGTGGTTCAGATGGTATTCCTTCTGATCCAGATAAACAAGACTCTTTGTTGATCGGTAGTTCTGTTGGATATAATGGGATCTATGCAGTAAGTGAATCAGAACAAATTGATATCGATCTTATCGCAGTTCCGGGTCATAGTAGCACAAGCGTTGTGACCGAACTTTTATATATGTGTCAAAACTTCCGTCAAGATTGTATGGCTATTATCGATAGTCCATTTGGTCTAACTGTAAGTGAAATCGTGTCATGGCAGAATGGAACTCATCCTTTGAACTCCACACGATTTGATAGTGATTTTGGTGCCTTGTACTGGCCTTGGGTTAAAATTCGTGACAATTACAATCGTGTAGATGTATGGTGTCCACCTAGTGGATCTGTAATGGCAGTATATGCTAGAAGTGATAGTTTAGCTCGCCCTTGGTTTGCTCCAGCAGGTTTACTCAGAGGTTTGGTTCCAAACATTACTGATGTATACGCTAGACCAACTCAGGAAGAAAGAGACTTAATGTATGGTTATAGAAACTGTATTAATCCTATTATTACATTTGCCGATACAGATGGTTTCGTTGTTTGGGGCCAAAAAACTATGCAACGAAGACCTACTGCTCTTGATAGGGTAAATGTTCGCAGAATGATGTTTTATATTGAAAAGCAAATTAAAACTAGAAGCAAGGGATTGTTGTTTGATCCACATGATGATGTGTTCACAAGCAACTTTATCAGTCTTGCCACTAAAGTTCTTCAAGAAGTTCAAACGGCTAGAGGCATAACGGCATTTATCGTGAAAGCTGATGCTGAACTTAATACTTCTGATGTAATAGATAGAAATGAATTTAGGGCTAGAATTGGTGTTCAGCCTACAAGAGCAGTTGAATTTATGTTCCTTGAATTTAGTATTCATCGAACTGGTAGTAACTTTAGTGAAACTACTGACGCATTCTAATTTTTAAAAGGAGAATTTTAAAATGGCAAATATGGATTTGGGAATTTTAGCTTCCGACCCACAACTAGTTTTTAAAAGAAAATATAGATGGACTTTTGCACTAAGGTGGAACGGTCAAGACATCCCAGAAAACTTTGTTAAATTGGCAAGTCGTCCCAACTTGACAATCGAAGAAACGGAAATCAATTACCTTCATGGTAAAATGTGGATTCCTGGTAAAGCAACTTGGGAAAGCATTACTGTAACATTCTATGATGTTGCAAGTAATAGCACTAACAGCATTACCCCTCTTTATTCGTGGCTTGCATCAATCTACAATTTTCAATCTCAGAGTCCTTCCGATTCCATGAAACAGACTACCATTCAAGGTAGTTCTGAGACTGGTGGCTGGTCTGGTTCTGGTAAGTTGACAATGTATGATGGTTGTGGCAACCCTATGGAAACATGGCATTTAGATGGTGTATGGCCATCTGCTATCAACTTTGGTGATCTCGACTATAGCTCTTCAGAAGAAGCAACTGTAGAATGCACCTTGCGTTACTATAAAGCTCGTTACGAAGCTAGAGGCTGTACTCGTCCTCCTCAACCAGTTTGTATTGGTTGCGGCCCTGGTGGTGCTGCTGGTAGTCCTTTTGCAAATGGTGCTGGCCCAATAATCTAATCAAACTTTTTATAAATTTTATAAAATCCTTTTAAAAATTTATAAGCTCCATATCTTTTATAGATATGGAGCTTATTTTACATAAGGCGGAATAATTATGGCTCAAATCATGGGATTTGATTTTGGACTTGAAAAAACAGACACATGCTTCAAAAGAAAAAATAGATGGTTATTAAAAATACCAGATGTTTCTGCTACTGGTGTCGATACATTGCCTCCGACTAAATCTGCAAGACCTAGTTTGACCTATAAAACTATAGAAGCACAGCACATGCAAGAAACAATTTACTTTCCAGCAAAGCCAGAATGGAAGCCAATAACTTTAACTCTATTTGATCTTAAGAAAAATGAAAATCCTATTATAACATGGATCAAACTTATTTATCCAGCAGAAGCAACCAAAGGTAGAGGAGAAGGTTATAAAAAAGATGCAACTCTTGAACTTTATGATGGGTGTGGAGAAGTAATTGAAAAATGGGTATTTGAAAATACATTTATTGAAAATGTAGAATTTGGAGAATTAGATCATAGCGATGCAGGTGTTATCTATATAGACCTTACGCTAAGATATGACAGAGCTTATTACGAGCCAGTCTAATCATCTTCTTCATCTTCGGAACTAGAAAAATAAAGATCATTTTTTAGAATATCTTTACAAGCTTCTAAGGCCTGTTCTAATTCTTTAGGCTTCCAGCCAAGAACTCTACAAGCTCCACTTTTGTTAAGTCTTCCCTTTTTGGTATACACATCTTTTTCATTACTAAGCAAAGCATCTATTAAAGGTGCGTATCCTTTGCCTATAAGTTTGTCAATTAACTCTTGCTTTTCCAACTGTTCAATTAAATTGCTCATTTAGTGACCTATAAATAGTGGCGTACAATATCCACTATTTATAGTATATGTACTATAAAAATAATTTTCAATATTTACCTATCAGAATAATTGTTTTTATAATTTCCTTTGTTTTGCTTATTAGACACATGAACTTGTTCTACGCTAATGCTCAAATGCTCATGATACTTTCTTTTAAGCTCATTGTAATTCCTAGCTGTTCTATACAATTGTCTAAAATGATTTATTATACATGTTGTCATATAGTTAAATGCTTTTCCTTTACTTGGGTCAAAGCGATCAACTTTTTCAAAACATATCATAACACCTTCTTGGATAGCATCATCTGCATCAATAAGATTGAATTTTCTATATCTAACAATATTTTCAGATAGCAAGTAAAAAGCTATTGTTAGATCTACTTGCAAATCATTATATTTTTTTAAATATTCATTAAATCCTTTTTCAATAGAATCCCATGCTTCTGGTTTTTCGAATGTGGTTCTTTTTGAAGTTCTTTTTTCAGTTTCTTTTATTTCTTCAAGAAGTGTTTCAAATTTAACTTTATTTCTTTTAATTGTTATAAACTTTGATATTAAAGACTCAAAATTTTTATTGTTAAGATATTCATTGGCCATTAAGCTCCTTATATTTTTTTTATTTTTACATTCATTAATTTCCACTCTTCCATTCTTCTATTCTTTCTAACGCCTCAGTTCTGGCTTTGTCATACCATTTGTTTGCTAAACTAAAATAGGAATCACTGTATAATTTTCCAGATGTAAAACTTCTAAAATGATCAATATTTTCGTCATTCGTTCTTTTAAAGTTTTTTTCACTACCAACTAAGTGTGGTTTTATATCGTTTTGCTTAAGTATATAATTGCCAAGTAATTCTGTATCTGGCCAACATGGACGATTTGGATTTGGCTTGCTATCTTTAATTCCAAATATGTTACAAAGCCTCCTTAAAGACCATCCGAATCCAATTTTATCCATAGTTGACATATGATACATGGTTGCGGTATGAGAAACCATTCCCTTCCAATCATTGTGCGCACGAGGAGATATTTCATACCCAACAACTGGTGATTCTTTTTTGCAAAGTTCAATAAAATTTTCCAGTAAGTTTTTTCTTTTAATAAACACATCTGCATGTGTTGCAAACAAAAAATTATTTCTGCACATAGAAAATGCAAGGTCCATGGCAATGGCTGGGAAGTCGCTTGGGTGACATACTCCGTTGAATCTTAAGGAATGTACCTCCAAATCATCGCTACGAAGACTGGTGATTTTGTTAAGCTCTTGATCTGTACTTCCAGTATCGATTACTATTATAAATGGAGATACTGTTTGTCTCCTTAGTAATTCCACACATATGTTTAATTGTTCGTATGTGTCAAGGACTGGTATTACAGCACACACTTGATAATCCCATGGTTTTTTCGGACAATTGCCTTCCCATGGAGCTTCAAAACTTGGTTTATTTCTTACAGGTGCATAATCAAAATTCATGAAATTACTCGATATATTTTTAGGAATTATTGAAAATCCACACATTCCTAGATTTTACAATGAACTTCACATGCATTATAATAAAAATAACTTACAAAATGAAGCCGAAGCGTTAAGATTACTTTTAAAGACAAAATTTCATGAAAAACTTGACAATAGTGGTAACAGTACATAATGATATTGAAAATCTCGAAGCATGTCTGAATTCTTGCAACAATATTGAATGTGACATATTGGTTGGGATAACATCAAATAACAGTAAAGCGTTTGATATTGCTGATAATTTCACTAAATCCATAAGTTATATTGGATTTGATAATGATTTCAGCAAGGCTAAAAATGATCTTTTAAATATTGTAAAAAGTAATTGGGTTTTATTTTTAGAATCACATGAAATAATAGTCAGAGGACATGAAGAGATATCAGATATTTGCAATGGAGAAGGATGTTACAGAATAAATTTAATACAAGATCAAATCATTACAAAACCAATAAGACTTTGGAGTATAAATAAAAATTTACATTTTAAAAATCCAGTTTATGAAAATATAAAATATAATGCTAGTTTTTCAAATATTTATATAAAGTCAAGCCCTTACAATGATCTAGAATTAAATTTAAAAATTTTACAAAAGTGGCAGGAAAGATTGCCATTAGCATTAGAGCCAATTTATTACAAAAGTTGTATTTTTCTTTCTCAAAATAAATGGGATGATTATATCAATACTGCAAATCATTTTTTATTCAAAGAAACAAACCATTCAATTTCTCATGTAATGACAAAATATTATTTAGGCATAGTTTATTGTTATGTCAAAAAAGATTATCAAAATTCTATAAAATGTGCATTAGAATGCTTGATTGAAAAACCATTAATGGCAGAATTTTGGTGTTTATTGGGAGATATTTATTATTCGTTAGATAGATACGAAAAGGCATATCACTTTTATGAAAATGCAAAAATATTAGGATCTAGAAGATTAAAAAATGACGAGTGGCCATTTCAATTAGATAAATATAAAGCAACACCAGAAAAAATGATGTTAAGTTGCCAAAAAATGATTAATGATTCTAAAAATTATATGATCAATAAATGATATCCAAATCATTAACAATTACAGTCACTTGATCTTCATATCTTGTTATAGCTATTTGTTTTCTACCAGTGCTTAATTTTTTTAATTTAGATTCCAATTCATCAATAGAACAATTTATTACAGACCAATTATTATCGGCAAGTTTATTTATTTCTTCTGTTATATTTGAAATTTCTTTATTAGGGAAATAGTTTTTTACTTGATCTCTACATTCTGTAATTATTTTTTTATACAAAGGAAGATTACAAGCACATCCAGGGTTCCTTGTGTATTTTTGCACATCTTCATTTAAAGAAGAAGGCAGGGATTCTCTAAATCTAGAATCTTTAAGGGCTTGCTTTATATCAATTAATGTCACTGTCTTGATTTGGCTCATTGTATCTCGTTATAAAAATTATTCTTCCGCATTTCGGGCATTTTATTTTACTTTTACCCTTTTTTTCAGGAGAAGGCTCAGTTTTTTTTGTTAATGGATTATACTTTGGAATGTTGGATTGAAAATCAACACTTTTCATTATTGAAAGTTCATGAATGTTTTCGTCATTTATAAGTTTTTTATAATGACACATCTGACAATAAGCTTGATATTGATATTTCATTTTTAATTACTATCTGGCATGTTTACGATGGTTGCTGCTTCAATCCAATTCAAAATCATGGCTGCAAAATTAGAAATAAAACCACCAGCACAACCACTTGCAAAAATTTTCAAAAAGAAATCCAAATCATAAGTCTTATCCATCCAGATAAAACCCATAAAAAAACCACACCAAGTGCCACAACACATATAGCACTCGACAATTTCGCCAATTTTAGGCAATTTCATCATATCGCAATATTTTTTAAAACTTTCTCTAAATCCAGAAAGTAAAGAACTATCAACAATAATGTGGCACATGCCAATTGTTGAAATTAAAAACATAAAAAATTCTTGCATTTTCATCTCCAAAAACAAATAGAAACTTGATTTTTGTTTCTTGTAATAAAGAAATCTTTGTAATTATCATACTTACAAAGAGTTTGTTCAATAGCACTTTTGTCTAATGATACACAAATTAAAATATTATGATCTATTTTATCAATTAATATTGTTTCTCCAAAATATTTTTCCAATTTGCTTATATGATTGTCATTTAATTGCTCCATGAAATTGATTACTGCTCTTTTTCCAATATCTCTCATGCCCAATGCCTTTTGAGACAAGCACCATTGATTGTAAAAATTTTTTAACTCTGGGATGTGTTCCCAAATCTTTTTGTCGTAAAAAATAATTTTTTCAATATTTTGAATATTTATTTCCATGATACTATTTTAAGACAATAAGGTTATATTTAGCAATATTTAGGAGATTAAAATGGCGGACGATACATTTAGACCACAACGAGCAGAAGGTGCTACACCACCACCAGTAAACATTACTGGCAATGTTCCCCAAGAGTTTATTCAAGCTATAAACCAACAAGCAGAAAAACAGCAAACCCCAGAATCTTCTTTGCAAAAGCCAAATCAAAATTTTAGTTCTATAAGAGATAGAGAAAATGCGAACGCAAATGCACCGCAACGACCTACACAAGTGTCACAAGGTCAATCTGGTCATCTTAAAGAACTTCTTGAAGGATTGAAGGGTTCCACCTCTCAATACGAAGAAATCTTATTGCCGTCTAAGGGCAAATTTTATGACGGCACAAATGGTCCTTCCGATGGTATTATCAATTTGCGACCAATGACTGGAGAAGAGGAACAAATTTTAGCCACTCCAAGATTTGTCCGCAAAGGACAAGCCATTAATATGATTTTCCAAAAATGTATTAAAGAAAACTTTAAGGTAGAAAACTTTTTGACTGTTGATCGAACTTATATGCTTTTGTATCTTCGTGGTATTTCATATTCGACAAGTTACGACATTGAAGTTAAATGCCCTGAGTGTTCATCAAAATTTGGCACAAACATCGATTTAAGTTCTTTGTATGTGAATCATTGTCCTGTAGAGTATGGCCCAATTCTTGAAGATGTACTTCCAAACACCAAGTTGAAGTTCCATTATAAATTGTCAACTGGTAGAGATGAGCAGGAAATCAATGAGTATCGTGAACGCAGGATGAAGCAATTTGGAGATAGTGCATCAGATGATACTTTAACTCATCGAACCGCACAATTGCTAGAAGACATTGATGGAATCAATGACAAATCAGAATTGCAAATACTTTTAAAGAATTTGCCAATTAGCGATGTATCCTATATTCGCAGTGTAATCAATGAGCCTCCTTTTGGCGTGGATACAAACATTGAAATCAATTGCCCAAGTTGCACCGCTGAATTCTCTATTGATCTGCCACTTGAATCAAATTTTTTCTTCCCCCGGAGGAAGAGGGAAAAGAACACCCTAGCCTAACTCTGGGGAAAAATTTACTAGAGGAAATTTTCTTCTTTATGTATCACATGCATATGGACATGCAAAAAACATTATCGATACCGATAAATGTAAGACAATGGCTTGTTACCAGATACATTGAGCAAAAAGAGAAAGAAAATGAATCTATGGAAGCAGAGAAGCGAAGATCATCATCTAAGAGAAGATAAAAAATGGCAACAAAAGAAAGACTTCAAAATCCAAATTGTGGCGATACGATTAAATTAAGATTATTTTCTTACAATAGCAATAATCGAGCGAATTTAACATCAGTCAACAGTATTAACATTTATTTATTAGATGCTAGTCAAATAACATCTTCCAATCTCGATGGAAGAATGTTAATTCAAACCATCAATTCAGAAGATGTAATATTAGAATCTACTGGTTCGTATCTTGTTGAAGTCAATGCTGCCGAGCCTTTATACACAATTGGTAACTACATTGATGTTTGGTCAGTTACAGTCAAGGACAATGAGTGTGGAACTACAGATATAACGAATAAGTTCAACATATATCCAGATCTTTGGTTTACATCCCCAGTTCCTCCAGTTTATGATTTTTCTTTTGGCTTTAGGCCAAACCGTCTTGTCATGGGATCTAAGCGTTATTTGGTCATACAAATAACGCCTAATGTTCCACGAGGTGCCGATTTATTATCATACTACGAAAATCTCGCCATAGTCTCAGATTTACGAGTATCCATCGAAAAATCTTGTGGTGATTGTGTCCCTCAAGAAAAAGATTTACGATTGGTAATAGATCGGCAACTTGTGGATTATCGTGAAAAAATGTATGCATATTATTTTATAGATACAACCCAATATGATGTTGGCATCTACAATATTTGGTTTGAATTGCAATACGCAGAAAACACATTTGTTTCTGAAAAAAATCAATTACAAATTTTCGAATAAATCGATTTATAAATTTAAAAAATCATGGTAACATACTCCAAAATCAACTGGAGTATATTATGTCATTTGATGATAAATGCGATTTCTGGATAAAAACCAATCAAAATGTTTTATTGGTTGGAAAACATGGCGTTGGAAAAACCGCAATAATAAAAAATTCCTTCGAAAGAAATAACTTAAAGTGGAAATACTTTAGTGCTTCTACCATGGACCCATGGACTGACTTTGTTGGAATTCCCAAAGAAACATCATCAATAATAGATGGAAGGCAAGTAAGTCACTTGCAATTCATAAGGCCACTAGAATTTGCCACTGGGGAAATTGAAGCTTTATTTTTTGATGAATTTAATAGGAGTCCGAAAAAAGTAAGAAACGCTGTTATGGAGCTTTTACAATTCAAATCAATAAATGGAGAAAAATTTCCAAATTTAAAAATCATTTGGGCAGCGATAAATCCAGATGATGATGAAAATGCATATGATGTAGAAAAATTAGATAAGGCACAACTTGATAGATTTGAAGTTCAACGCAATATTGAATATAGGCCAGACGCTGAATTTTTTAGAAACAAATTTGGGCAGTCATTAGCCGATAGCTCTATAAGCTGGTGGAATGAGTTAGATGAAGATTGTAAAAATTTAGTTTCTCCAAGAAGACTTGAATACGCTTTGAATTTCTTTTCTATGAGAGGCGACCTAAGAGATATATTGCCTAAAGAAACAAATGTATCTAAATTGTTGCAATTACTAAAAGAAGGTCCGACTAGTGATAAACTTGCAAACTTTTTAAAAGATCAAAATAAGGAAGAAGCAAAATTATGGCTTCAAAATGAAAACAACTATTCGTCTGCCGTAAGATATATTGTTGGAAGTAAAACTCTTACAGATTGGTTTGTTCCGTTGATGAATAAAGAGAAGATAATTTCTCTTATGAGTCAAAATGAAAAAATAACAAAATATATTTTTAACAATATAAATTGTCCAATATTTTCTGAGATATGCAAAGATATTTTAGATGCAAAAGCAGACACGAAAATGATAACAAAAATAAGAAAATATCTTACTCAAAATCCAGAAATGTCTAAAATCCTATATAAATGAGTTGCGATGAAAGTCGATCATAACGAATGGTTAGAAATAGCAAATAGACTTGAGTGTCATCATGCTATATTCTATAAACTTTGGTCTATAGGAAAACCAGTTCTAAACAATTCAATTGATACTGCTGCTGTATCTTTTGACAAACTTGGTAATTTTATTTTATTTCAGTTCAACGAAAACTTCTGGTCTAATTTAGACATGGATGGTAAACTATTTGTCATTTGTCATGAAATGCTTCACATAATATTAAATCATGGAAAAAGATCAAAAAACACATTGTCTGAAAATAAAATAGCTGCGAATATGGCATTGGATATAGTTGTAAATCACAGTTTAATAAATTCATTTGGATTTGACAGAAAAAACATAAGTAAATCTTTAAACACTGCGTTTAATGAAATGGGCATTGATGGAACCAAAGAATCCGATTGCTTATGTTGGGTAGATAATATATTTCCAGATAAAAAATTAGATGACAATCAATATTTTGAATTTTATTTCAATCAATTTAAAAAACAATATGGTGATGGTTTACCAAACATGGCATTAAAAGCAAACAATGGATGTCTAGATGATCATAGTAAAATTGAAGAGAATGAATGGAGAGAAGTGTTTGAAAAGCTTTCTTCAGACCTTTCAAATGGAGAAACAGAATCCATAAAAGATTTTGTAAACAAAAACTTTTTATCGGAAAATCAATCAAAAATATATCAGATGTTTGATAAAGGAAGTTCAAAAAGTGACAATTGGGTTTTCTGGAAAGATACCAAAATAAAAAAAAGAAAGAAGTGGGAGTCTGTAATAAAAAATTGGGAAATGAAGCTTTTGAATGAAGTTTATTCAGATCACGAACAATGGGCAAGAATAGCAAGAAGATACCAAGCTATCTCCAGTGATTTCTTTATTCCTAGCGAAATAGAAATGTATCATCATGGTTTAGAAGAAAAAAAAATAGAAGTATTTTTCTTCTTAGATACTTCTGGTAGTTGTTGGAATCTTAAAGATAGATTCTTTAATGCAGCATCTTCTTTATGTAAGAGAAAGTTTAAAATACGATTATTTTGCTTTGATACTGTTGTCAAAGAGACAACTCTTGAATCAAAAAAAATATATGGTGGTGGCGGAACAAGTTTCAATATATTAGAAGAATTTGTATACAATCAAATAAACGAAAAAAGAATAAATCATCCAACTATATTTGTTTTAACCGATGGATTTGGAGATAATATATTCACAAAAAATCCAAACAAATGGCATTGGTTTTTGACAGAAAATGGAACAATAAATTGGATTGATAAAAATTGTAAAAAAATATACAGTTTAAAGGATTACGATTAAGATTCAAATTGAAAAAATTTGTCTAATCTTGTTATGTGAAAAATCTCCATGATGTCTGGCTTCACTTTACAAAGAATTAGCTTTGCCTTTTTTTCTTTTATTTTCTTATTTAGAGTTATAAGCTTTCCAAGCATAGAACTTGAAAAATATTTCACATTTGAAAAATCAATTTTATATTCAGAGTAATTATTGGTTTCGGCTAGATATAAAAGTTCTTCTCCAATTCTAATAACAATTGAATCATCGTAAATTTTTTCATCTTTAAATGATATTATCAATTTTTTTTCGTTTATTATTGAATTTAAAAAGCTCATTTTTCACCTAGATAAAAAAAGAATCATCAAGCTCCAATAAGTTATCTAGTGCTATGCCAATCCAATCTTGATAGTGTAAAGTATATTTAAAATTAAAATCTATAACATCTGTGGCTTTTACAAATACAAGCCATGGTTTTCTTGTCCTTTTCCAGCACAACATTGGCTTTCTATTGCATCTTTGTGCGTCTTTTGTAACTTGATCAAGAAATTCATCAAGTTCGCTATTGCCACGAATAAAAACGGAATTAAGGTCAATTCCATCATATCCGCCTTTTGATTCTAAACAAAATTTGAAATTTTCTGGTACAATTAGATCTCCAGAAAATACATCTCTGGCATGTTTTGGAAGGTGATTTACTTGGCCCCATCTATTTCCAGAACCAATAGATCTTGAGAAATCTTCACAATTAAATCTCTTATTTAAGATCTTACTGAGTTCTCTCTCTACCCTACTTCCCTTCGTCTTTCCATTAACTTTTTTTTTAGGTTTATTTTTTTTATTTCCAATAATATCATCAACAATAAAATCATCTTCAGAATCAGGCATATTGCTCCTTAACTAAGTATATTATCAATCAATTTAATTGATTTGTTTTGCTCCTCTAATAGAGAAAGAATCTGTTCAGCTTCTGACAATGATAATGTATTATTTCTAATTAAATTTTGAGATGTAACACAAATAGAATTGCAAATATCTTGTATTTTTTTAGTTTCTTTTTCTATTTTATATAGATAATCTTCCTCGTAAGTATTCACTTCTTCATCTTCGTCTTCATCTTTTATGGTCGTTATGACATTCAATTTAATTTCTTCATCATCGACAAATTCAGCAGATTCTTCAATTTTCCAAAGTTTTGGATTTGATTTCGCTATCATATATTTCACAGGAACATTTGCATGTTTATTGTTATTATTTGTGTGAAAAAACCACAATTCTTCATGTGGAATTTCACAGATTTTAGCCGATTTTATAATGGTTTTAAAGTTTTTAACCTCTTCCATTGCTTCATGCCATATACTTGGTTCAGAAACAAAAAATATCTGTCCTAGTTGAATTCTTAAATCTATAACCCATAAAGGTCTATGTTTGTTTCTAAATAACCACAAACACCTATTATTACTTTCATCATATTCACCTATAGAAACAGCCATGTGTCCTGTGTTTATCACTGAAAAAATGTCTTTGATCCCAGCCATTCGATGAGCATATGGCAAATCACCAACATAGTTTTCTAAGTTATTTTTACTATATCTTGCTTTTGCGTATTCAAAAATTCGTAAAAGAATTTCAGAATCACAATCTGTTTTGACTTTATATTTTTCTATTAAAGAATTATATTCTAAGTCGTCTATTTTTCCATTATGAACTAATGCAATATTTTTGTTTTTGTTTACAAAAGGATGATTGTTACGATTTAAATTTGGATCTCCGTAACCTCTACTGGCACCTCTTGCATGAACTATGGCCAAATTCAAATTATATTTTGAATTATTTTTCCACAATTCACTTCTCACTAAATCACTGCTTTTCCCTGGCTGCTTGTGATAAAGAACGCTACCAGAATCTCCAGATTCCGCCATCCAATAACCAGCAGCATCTAGCCCTCTAGACTCTAATTTTTCAAATAACTTTGAAAGAAAAATAAAAGATGCTTCGACATTTTTTGATTCGCCAATATAACCAGAAATTCCGCACAAATTAATTACCCCTAAAGATTTGTCAAAGGCCCAGTACTTCCGCCTAATGGTATTTCTGGTTCTGGAGGTGGGCCACCAGGCGAAACTGGATTGGTTAATTTTACAGATTGCGGAATTACCGCTTTTATATCTGCTTTTTGCGGAGAATCAATTCCTTTTTCTTCTGGCTGTTTAGATGGTGAAGTTCCAATATCTGTTATTGGAGTTCCTAATCCCTCTGCAATTTTCTTCAATCCATTTTGAAATACCTTAATTGCTTCTGGTAATGGCATTTTATTAGAACCATCTAATGATTTGCATATTACCAAGACGGCATTTCTTATTTGGACTAAATATTGCTTTAGATCCCTTGGCCAGTCTGCTCGTATTATCGCTTGTATTCTTGCAACTATATCTTCTGCAAAGACAGTGAGGCTTTTTCCCTTTTTGTCAATCTCTTGAGATAAATCTTCTAAAGAATTAAGAATATCACCTATTCTAATTCCTAGATCGGTTTTGTTTTCTGTAAGTAAAAATTGTTTGAAATTCATACCTTATTTATGGCTTCACCAGTTGCTTTTTTATGTATTATTGCAGCAGCAATCAATCCTACGAACAAAGGTGCTGCGGCTGTTAGTTTGCTTTTAAATTCTGGGTGGGCTTGCGTTCCTACAAAATAAGGATGAATATCCCTATTTAATTCCATAATTTCTACAAGATTAGTTTGAGGGTTTCTGCCACTCACAATAAAACCTTTAGTTTCAAGCTGAGAAACATATTCCTCATTAACCTCATAGCGATGCCTATGTCTTTCTTGAATTATTTTTTGACCATATAATTCATAAACAATTGAATCTTTTTTCAATTCACAATCATATGAACCAAGCCTCATACTTGCAGCTTTTTTAACAATAGCCTCTTGTCCTTGAACGAACTTAACAACAGGATATTTCGTTTCTTTGTCAAATTCCATACTATTTGCATCATCTAATTTACAAACATTTCTGGAATATTCGATGACGGCACACTGCAATCCTAAACATATTCCTAAAAATGGAACTTTCTTTTCACGAACATATTGAATGGCTTTTATTTTCCCCTCAATGCCACGATTGTCAAAACCTCCAGGGATAATAATACCATCCAACTCATCAAAAATTTTGTGCAAACCTCTATTGTCTTTGTATTTTTCCAATTCTTCGCTTTTATACCATTTAATTAGAACTTTAGAATCATTAGCAATTCCAGCATGCAATAACGCTTCTTTTAGAGACATGTACGCTTCATCGCAATTATCGTACTTTCCAAAAATTCCAATAGTCACAGGCTGAAGATTATTGTTGATGTATTTTTCAACAACATCTCGATACTTGTGTATTCTGCATGAACTTCTGTTTAAATGTAACAAATCAACAAATAAATCATCTACATGACGATCATAAAATGAAAGAGGAACTTGATAAATTGATTCAAAGTCGGGAGCATCAAAAACACATTCTCTAGTGACATTAGAAAGTTGAGAAACTTTTTTCATGACTTTGTCTGGTACGGAGCTTTCTGTTCTGCAAAAAAGAACATCTGGCTGAAGTCCGTGTCTTTGCAATTCTTTTACAGCATTTTGCAAAGGCTTAGTCTTGAATTCTTTGATTGTTTTAACCCAAAGAATTGGAGCGACCATAACAATCAAAACATTAGCACGATGAATTTGTTTGAATAATCGAATAGATTCAAAAAAAGCAAAGCTTTCTGAATCTCCGACTGTACCACCAACTTCCGCAATAACAATATCGTGACTTTTCCCTAAATCAACTAATCTTTTTTCAATTTTATCGGTTAGATGGGGGTTAACCTGAATAGTTTCACCAAGATATTTACCATGCTCTTGTTCTTCGATTAATTCTTTTTGAAGAATTCCATGTGTGCAAATATTGTTTTTACTAACTGTTATTCCAGCAATTCTTTCGTAATGACCAAGATCCAAATCTGTTTCAGTTCCATCATCACAAAGGAAACACTCGCCATGTTCTCCTGGCCCAAGAATACCAGCGTTGATATTGTAATATGGGTCAAATTTAACTAGCGTAATATTATGACCACGAAGCCTTAGTAGAAGGCCTATACTAGCAGCAGCCACACCTTTTCCTGTTCCAGAAATAACACCACCAACTACAAAAATGTATTTAGCCATTCTAAAGCCTCATTAATTCTATTATTTTCTATTAGAGTAAGCTTAAAAAAAATGCCAAATTAAAATAATTGACACGCACCTCCAGCACAAGCAACATTTTCCATAAGCTTAGTGTTATCTTCTTCTTCGTACATGGCAGTATAATCTACATCCTTGTAAACTCTACTCAAATCTTCCCATAATTTATTGTTGTTTATGTCTTTCAAAAGATAAGTAAGTTCTTTGACATTATTCTGTAAATGTCTTTCGGCAAATTGTTTGGCTCTTCGAACCCAATCTTTTTGCAAGTTGTAATGAACCCATTCGGACTGCAATTTTTGCATTATTTCATCATTTAATTTTTCTGGTACTTTTGGCTCTTGTACCTCAAAAACGCCCAAAGCAGCATCACAAGCTCGCCACAAATTGTTGTGAAATGCATGAAGTGCATCAACAATTAATCCAGAGGCAAAAATACAACCTTTTCCATATTTATCAACTATTTCATCAACCGTAAGAACTTTAGTGAAAGGAGCTTGTGGATAATCCAAATCTCCAGTAGAACCAAGCAAAGATATACCAGCAAAACTTTCACGATTTTCATAAATAAAATTTTCTACATCTTTCCATTCACTATCTTTAACATTAATCGTATTGCTAACATTATGAGACATCCAAGGATGCACACATTTTTCTGGCCTTTTACCAGCTTCAACCCAATTTTCTTGAACCAATTTGACTGTTTCAAGAAGCCGAACGGCAGAAATATTATCTTTTGTGATTACATGTTCTGGCATTTCAATTAAAAAACTTATTACTTCATCAGTACCATTTGCACTCCATACTGAATTTTCAATAGCAGTAGGATTGTGATTTTTAAAATTCTGGATTGGAGTTTCATTAGCATTACTTTGAACTCTACGAATATATCTTCGTGCATGTGCAGGATGAATGCCACTGGATGTTCCAAGCAAACAACTTGCTGTTCCTTCTGGCTTTACACAGGTAGCTCTTGCTGCGATATTGATTCCAATTTTATTTGCTACCTCTTCATTGGTTTGAAGAACTATACCAGCCATTTCACGAAGATTATTTTTATCCAAAGTTACGCTTGGATAATCCATGATTCCAGTTATGCTAACACCAAGAAGTGCTTCTCTTTTTATAATAGATTCACTAACCTTTCCAAGATAATCAAAATCGGTATAACCAGCTTGTAAAGTTCCGATGATAGAAGCAACTTTGGCAGCTAAAGCAAAGTTCTCTTTAGTTTGTAATTTTGCACCATTTATAGTGCAAAGATTACAAGCTTGCCATCCAGAATTGCCTTGCTCATCATAACCGTATAAATTAATTTCAACACAAGGATTAAATAAAGATTCAGTACTATGACTCCAAATAATACCAGGCTCACCAAATTGCCTAGTAGATTCAAACAAACGATGATAATCTTCTCTTCCTGTACTGTTTTTCAACAATAAAGCACTATTGTTAGATCTTGCTCTTTGTGGGTTTTCGTAATACCAATTTCCAATTTTAGCATTAAGCATTAATTCATCATCGACACTAAACATGGCCAAAGTTGCGCTGCGCCTAACGCCACCGCTAAGTACAGCATCAGAAGCATGCATCACTATGTCATATGCATCAATCGTTCTTAGTTTTTTATTACCAGAATCAACAGAATTATTTAGGACTCCACGAATTTTTTCTAATGCTTTTTTAAGTGGCTCATGTCCTGGTGCTTTGCCTACACCATACGACAAAGAAGATCCTTTTGGTCTAATAGCAGAATAATCAAAAGTTACTTTTTTACCACGAAAATCAGAAAATTCTGAATGTGGAATATAGCTTGCAGTTAATACTCCAAGGGCATCTGACCATCCTTCTATACTATCATCAATTTTATAAATTTTTTCTTCTGACAAATCAGTTGATTTGGTAATGTAAAACTCTGGTAATTTATCAACATGATGTCGTTGAACAGAAAATCCTGTTCCACAACCATTAAGTAAAAGCCAAGTGCATTCCTGAAAAAATCTAGGTCTATCACAGTAAGAACTAATGCAATTATAAATTTTTGCATTACGCTTTAAAATTGGATCTCCACCAAACTGTAATGCTCTTTGACTACCAAGTGCTATTTTATCATGAACATGTTCAAATGCCCAATTAATATCATCTGCTGCCATTGGATATTTTGTAAGATGCATATTCTTGACACGATCAATAGCTTCATGCCAAGTTTCTCTTCTTCCTAATTCTTTGTTGTAACGAGCATAACGAGAAACAAATGTATAATCCGACAATGCTTTAGTTGACATTTAACGCCTCTTTAGTTTAATCATGTTGGGAATATATCTAAGATACAAACATCATTTTTTTTATATAAAACTTTTATTTTTTTAATTTAGTGAAACCATTTTGATGAATAAGATTTATAGTTTGAACTGTTTCTAGCATTTTTATAAGATCTTTGTCATGTGTGGTTATAAAAACTTGTTTATCAGAAGACAATTCTTGAATCATGTTATAAATTCCCTGAACACCAAGAGGGTCAATATTTGTTGTGACTTCATCTAAAAAAACTAACGATGGAATAGTTCCAGAACTAATCATCATGACATCAGCAAACGCCTGAGATACCGCTAAATTCAATCTTCTTCTTTGTCCAGCAGACATGGCATGATAAACATAAGGATCGCCATCAACAGGGCTTCTTTCAATTATTTCATTAAATTCATTATCAAATCTTAAAGAAATTTTATTATCAATTAAAAATTGCAACCAATAAGCAATTCTATTGTTTAGTTCTGGGATAATTCCATCAACAACTGTTTTTCTAATACCTTTTTCGCCAAATCCAAATTGCCAATATTGATAATACTTAAGATTATCTTCTGCATCTTTGATGCTATCTTGTTTTTCTTTACACGATACTTTAGATTTTTCACAACTATCTTCATAACTCGAAATTAAATCTTCATATGGTGACTTGCTTTTGTATTCGTTTATTTTTTCTCGTAATGAAACTTCCAATTGTTCAATTTGTTGGTTTAAAAGCAATTCATAGCTATCTGCTTTCGGCTCCTTGATTTTTAGTAAATCAGAAACTAAACTTCTTAAACTTCTTATTTGAGTATTATTTGCTTCTACAATTTTTTCTTTCATCGAGATGAAATCTTTTATTTTAACTTGTTTTTCATAAACATCTTTGGCTTCATTTGTTATTTTTTCTGCTTCAGAAACACAAATTTGCAATTCTTGATTGTAAGAAGAAATTTCTTTCTCTTCTGAATTTATAACATGAAGTATATTTTTTTCATCTATAACACCATAACAATGATCGCATGTTGTTCCATGTTCATGATTTTGCAAAGATTGAATGTGATTTTTCTTATTTTTAATCTTTTGTTGTCTATTGGAAATTTCTAATTTAATTACATCGCTTTTATTTCTAACATCTTGTGCCAATTCTTTTACTTTATCTTCTTTTGATTTTGCAACAATTATTTTACTTTTTTCATCTTCTATAATTTTTTCTAATTCATTTATATTTTCATTATGAGAAATTATTTCATTTTGAGCCTCACGATAAGCAAGCAATTCATCTCCATGAGTTGAATTTCCCAACTTTTCTTTTTTTGCATCAATTTGAACTTTTAAATTTTTAATTTCATTTTCTTTTTCTAATTTCCAACTACTGTCTTTATTTTTTGTTTGCTCCAATCTTTGATTGGCATCTTGTTCGTTGTTTTTAAAAATGTCATATTCTTTACACATCATTTTAATTGATGCAGATGTCTCAGATGTTAGTTTTTTGGCTTTTTCTTGCTTTTCTCTATAAGAACAAAGAGATAGAAGGTTTTCAACTATTTCTCTTTTTACAGGCGTACTTGCCTCTAAAAAAGATATGCTTTGATCATCGCTAAAAATACAAATATTTACAAAAGCTTCATAAGTCAAACCAATAGCATCTTCAATTATCTTTTGTGTCTCATCCATAGAACCAGTTGTTAGTTCAGAAGCTTCATCGAATGTTAGACTTTCGTTTTCCCAAAATCTAAGACTATTTTTCTTTCTTGTTCTTACAAGCTTGTATTTATCCCATTGTAATTCGATTTTACAGTCTTTTCCAATTAGGTTGTTTATTACAGCATCTTTGCTAATGGCACTTGGTTTTTTTACTGTTTTGCCATACAAACCATATGAAATAATTTCTTGAAGAGAACTTTTTCCACTTCCATTTGAAGATATTTTAACTTCATCAGAAGACAAGTCATCTTCTGTCTCTTTGACATCTCTGTTTTCACCTCTAATAAAAACAATTTGCCCATAGTCCTCGAATTTTATTTCGATTCCTTCTGGGCCGAAACAAAGAAAGTTATATGCAGAAATTTTGTTGAATTTAAGTTTTTTCATTTTTGAAATGTAATTTATTTTATAACCATTTGCAATATTGATTCAGCGAATTTTGTTCGATTCCATTGATGAAAAATACAAAACGGATAATTTTCATTTGACATTACTTTATTGTTTTCAATAGTAGGTTCAAAAATAAGAAATTTCTCTTTTAAAACCTCACCAGTTAAACAAAAAGAATCATGGTTTGGATTTGTAATGTGATACCTTGGATCTTCTTTAATCTTAGAAATTAAGAAATTTAACACCGCTTGATCTGTACATTTATTATGAGAAAAACAATTGCTCCACATTAAAAAACAAAAATCAAAAATCAATGGATATTTACCACAACAAACTCCTGCATTAACAACTGGCCAATCTGTATAATTCTCAAGGGTTTCTCCAAAATCTACCTGCAAATTAAGTTGATCTTTCATGTTGAAAGGGGATTCTTTATGTAAAAAACCCTCTTTGGTTAAGACCAACTGAATTTTTTCAGATTTTAAAATATCAAATGGATACTCTTGAATAAAAACATCTTTTGAATCAGAAATAAAAACCTTTTCATATGTTTTATTTTTTAAAAAATTCCAATAGGCCAACCATCGCTCGGTAAAAATCTTTTTTGTTTTTGTTTTGACAAATTCGATTCGACAATCATAATTTATAACAATTTTGTCTATGTATTTTTCTTCTAAAGAATCAGTTAAACAGACGAAATCATCACCTTTTTTGATTCGAGACACAGAATCAAAATAAACTTGATAATACGGCCAAGTACTTTCATTTATTTTACTTGCCCATGTGAGAAATAAATTTTTCATAAACTATCAGTAATCTCATGTTTATCTTTAGTGATCATTTTTAGCGACATCGATTGATACTTTTTTTCAAATTCTTTTTGCCACTTGCAATTTATTTCATGATATTTTTTTTGAAATGAAAAATCATGATTCTGGACACTACTCATTGAAGATTTGATGTCTCCATGATAATGTAAAAACCCAACATCACTATCCGAGTTAATCCTAGCTGGTTCGGTGTAATTCCATTTGTTGGGAATAAATTTAATGTCGTTTTCAGCAAGTCTGAAATATTCGATTGATGGATCAAATCCACAAAATCTTTCTAAGCTTTGAAATTTAGCAAATTTATCCCAAGCTTTGTTATCACCACACACAAATCCATCATTATTATTTTCTGTCCTCAAAAAGATAGAATCTTCCATTAATTCAAAAATTGGATTTATGTCGCAATTAAAATATCCATCAAAATCAAAATACGCATATTGCCCTAAATTTTGATTTTGTATTTCAGAAATTTTTTCATATACGAAAGATCTTTTCTTTAAGATATTTTGTGTATGAATTATGTTTATGTTATTATTTTCTAATTTATCAATAATTACTTTATTTTTAAATCCGAAAGCAATAAGAATTACCGTTCCTTTGAAATTACTTATTTCAAGCATAGACGAAATCCAAGGTACTCCAAACATATCGAAATAAGTTTCATCACACGCAGTAACAAGATATTGCTTCATTTGATCTCCTGTTCGCAAATTAATTTCCCAATTTTCACAAGCTTTTCCTTATCCAAACCATTAGTACCAACTAAATCAACATATTGCTCAATCATTTCTTCTTCTTTGAACAAAATAGACTTAGCATCATCGATCAATTGTTTTTCTATGTTTCTTTTTTGCTGTCTAATTTCCAAAGATCCCAAATCTTTATCCTTAGATATTTCTTTCCTCATATCAATTAGATCGGCACCAGATAAGCTTTCTACAATAACTCTAACAAAATTTTTAGACAAATCATATTTATCAATTTCATCTGCTCTTAAAACAAGATGTTTTGGAGAAAAGTTATTTGTTATATATTTTATTTTAGCGTTATCACAATCAAACGCAATGATGTGTTTATCTTGAAATGCTTCTCCAAATGATAATTGTAACGGAGATCCAATATATTCAATGTTTGGTTCTAAGATTTGCTGACAGTGATAATGCCCCAAGAAAACCTTTTGGTAATTAGAAAATATATTTGCTCCTATTTTCACCATCTCTCCATCATGCTCTATCGCAACATCTGCCACTGAACTTCCATGCAAAATAGCACCATCAACAGCCAAATGACCAAGAGCGTATTGGAAACTTCCATCTTCTTTTTTAAGACTTTCAATCGCTTTAATTGGATCATGAGTAAATGGAATCAAATCCCAATATGAATTTTCTATTTTCATTCTGGTTGGTTGATCTATGATCGTAATATTTGGCAAAGAAGAAAATGGCATTACACTACTGATAGATGTCTGTTCGTTAAACCACAAATCATGATTTCCCAAAACAAGATACAAATGAAATTGATTGGTTGGCAACCATTTCATCAATATCTCAAAAGTTTTCTGATATGTGTATACATCTATTTTTTGACGATCATGAAAAAGATCGCCACCAAATAATATTGTTTTTATTTTTTCATTTTTTGCTGTTTCGAAAACCCAGTCTAAAACTTGCAAACAATCCTTAAGTCTTTCTTGTGATCTTTTGTGCGGATTGATATGAATGTCTGTAAATATAAGAACTGTTGACATGATCTCCTCCAAAAAATATAAATTAAACTATATTTGAAGAATTATCAAGCCTTATGACTGTATTATTTTTTGCTTTCTTTAGGATTAAATAATTTTTTAAGTGCGTCCCAGACATTACTAGATTTAATTTTAGTTGCTGGTGGAGTTTGTGTTCCTCCAGCACCACCACCCATCGGAGGCCCACCCATTGGAGGTCCGCCCATTGGAGGAGGCCCACCCATTGGAGGTCCGCCCATTGGAGGAGGCCCACCCATTGGAGGAGATCCGCCAGCAGGAGGCCCACCAGCAGGTGGAGGTGCTGGTGCATCTTCATTTAATTTGAATTTAACATAATTAACAAATGTTCTCATGCTAATATGTATGATTAAAGCTTACTATTTATAACCTCTAAATATTGCATCAATTTACTTTCTTCTTTTATTGGTTTTATGCCTCTTTCGTCACAAAATTCTAACAAATGAGAAAAAGACTTTCTATCGATTTTAGGACCACCTTCTATGATGCCTTTTCTTTTAAGTTTTTCGGCATAAAGAAAAGCGTTTACAACATTGGCAAATATTTGCAAATCCTCATCTGAATAATTTTCATAATTATTTAAGTTTAAATTTGTTAACATAAATTTCCTTATCAAAAAATTAGTGTAATTAAAAATTAACAGAATTTTTTGAAAATGTAAACAACTAAATAACTTATGATAAAAAACGAATCATTTGGATTTGCTCCATATATTGGCCCTTGCAAAGACACCGATAACTATCAAATTGTCGGTGCTTGTAGCGATCAGCTTTCATCAAAGCAAATTAAAAAAGCAAGAAATGGCGAGAGATCCATCAAAAAAACAAAATACAAAAAATCAGGCATTCCAAATGAATCGTTTTTAAATTATTGCAAATTAAGAGATTTTCAAGAACAAGAACAACAGCAGCAACCGCAACCGCAACCGCAGCAAGTAACATCCCCAGAAGAAATAAAACAAGGCCAAGAAGAAATTCCTACAGAAGAAAAACCAAAAATGTGGAGTGGTAAAAAAAAAGAAGTATTGAACTATTGGAAAAATCTATCAAAAGAAGTCGATAATAAAGAAAGTCCAATTTTGGCCAATCCAATACCATATAAATATAAAGGATCTACATATAACAAAGACGGAGTAAGATTAACTGGTAGTTCCACATTTATAAATTCAGTTCTTCCAAAATTAAAAGATATGATTTCCTACGAAGGTAAAAACTCCAAGCTTTCTTTAATTTACAAAGAAATAACACCAGAAGAAGATTTAAAAATCGGAAATCGTTCTTTCGCTTTATATATAAAAACAAAAGAACGAGGCCCAAAAGCAAAGGAAAGATATGGCAAAGCCTAAAGAAACTAAGAAATCATCAAGTAAAGTTGACACTAACTTACAAAAAGCAATTATCGATATCGCTTCTGGCTTAGAAAAATCATTCAAGAAGTTTTCACGCAATACCAGAGAAAAGGCATGGAAGAGAATCACAAGTGCCGATGGAGAAAAAGAAGTTAAAAAAATATTACAAGATCCAGAAAGACAACTTAGCATTTTTGCAAAATTAACTTTCAAAGAGTGGATTTCCCTAAACGCCTAAATTGACCAATTTGTTAACTTTTAAATTATAATTCACATATTGTTTAGTATAATCCTTTATGCTATATTGCTACTGTATTATCGCATTTGGCGATATTTTCTCGCATAAAGGATATTCTTATGTTTTCGTTAATTGCAGGATGTATTTTGGCATTTTCACAACAAGATTCATATAAATTATTGTCTCAAGAAAAACATGATATTCTTGCCTCTCATATTCCTGATAGCAAAGATCTTATTTTGAATAAGATAAAAAATAATTCAAAGTTATTGATATACACCGACAAAGAAATTCCATCTGCATATCAAGATTGGACCAGTCAATTGTCAGGAATTCATTCCCCAACATACAATATTTCCGCAGCAAAACCCCAAGAAAAATTCGGAAATCCAAATGTTGAATTTCCATGGGGAAAACCTGCTGGAACAGAAAATGTCTCAGAATCTAATTTCACTTCATTTAAATTCATTTTGCTTCCACCAGATCGACAAATTGAAATAACTAGAAAATATTTGTCTGGTGATAGGAGACCTTCTTATATTTGGTCGTTTCCAACTAATACAATTGTTGGAGAAGTTCTACAAATGTACTATAAAGAAAAGTATTATACATTTGAAGTTCGTCTAAGAACTAAAGAAAATAGTGATTGGAGAATTAGCGTTTATCGTCCATTCTCAACACTTAAAGAATTTGCGAATTTCTGTAGGGCTGATGGCATTCAAGTTTATTATCACGATCAAAGAATCGTGCAATCACATCAAATATTCCAAGGTGATGTTATGGCAACTTCTTTGGATTCAATACCAGAAGCCCTAGTCAAAAAGGCTTTACGAGAAAAATTTGTCAATGTTTTAGGACAAGAGTGGCACAATGATTCCCACGCTCCAACAACTGATAGTGAATTCCATATTATTCCAAAGAATTATCGTGCAGCAACCATTGCGATAAACAGCAAATCATGCATTCGATGCCATGAATCGATATTGAAACATGCCAATGATTTTGACTTTGCCCGTGATTGGTACGGAAGAGTAAGAGGAAGTGATGGAATATTTTCATTTCATCCATTCGAACCAAGCTCCATATCATATGGTGGCTTTTATCAAGGCGAAAAAATACGAGAAGATTTTTTGAAAAATAAAATTGTAAAATTTTTAGATTAATGATTAAATTTAAAACGCCTAACAAAAACATGTTGGGCGTTTTTTTGTTTGCGTAAATTGTATTTTTAAAATATAATCAATTTTTATTTTAAGGACTTCAAATGACAAAAACTGATTTTAATTACATACATTGCCATTTGCTTAAAATTGTGAATAAAAAAGACGAAGACTTTTCTCCTTTTGGAAATAAAGAAAAAAATCAATTTGGAGATTGCTCTCAAGAATGTAGTCATTTTTTAAAGTTGAGTGGAGAAATTGGCAATGATTGGGGTGTTTGTACAAATGAAAAAAGTCATCGTTGTGGCCTTTTAACAAATGAACATCAAGGTTGTGAATTCCACGCTACAAATGAAATAATTGGAAAAAGTGGCCAATGATTGCAATCATTTATACAGACGGTGTGATCAAATGTGATGATCTGAAAAATGAATGCCAACAACAAAAATGGATACCCATTACAGTTTACAAAGATAAAAATGATAACATCACTGTTATTTGTTTCGAAGATGCAAAAATTGCAAAACAATTTGCAAAAAGAAATTTCCCAAAGGAATGGATAAAAGGAGCAATATCACTTTCTGATGACGATATTGAATATATTAAAAATAAAAACTGGAAAATTGAAATTATGACCTATCCTCGATTGCTTAATTCCCATAATGAATATAAACTAGGTTTTGAAATAATTGATTTTGCAGATGAACCCAAAATGCTGTACGCATAAAAAAGGAGACGACATGCCTGAAAACTTTTTAATTGGTGCTTTAGGATCTTTAATGTTTGGATTTATTGGAATGGTTCTATTGTTTGTTTCTTATTTCTCTTTTGATTTTTTTCTTAAAAAAGTCGATATTTCAGAAGAATTAAACAAAGGAAATATTTCTGTGGCCATTGTAGTTGCATCATTGTTGATATCCATAGCCTTGATAATATCGTCTGTCGTTCATTAGAAAGCCAAAATGCAATTAACTGATGAGCAAAAAAATATCATAAGAAGCATTTTAAAAGAATTAGATGTAAATCCTTTTATAAGTATGGGTGGCTATGCTGGAACGGGCAAAACAACATGTGTCGCCACAATCCAAGAAGCTTTAAAAGCTAAAAAGAGAAAATTTTTAGTCTGTGCCTATACTGGAAAGGCTACTAATGTTCTTAGAAATAAGGGCATATCAGCCTCCACTATACACAGCACGATTTATAAACCAATTAAAAATTCAAATGATGATACTATTGAATGGGTTTTAAAATCAAATTTTGAATTAGACGATTGTGAAGGATTTATCATAGACGAAGCATCTATGGTTAGTGAAGAAATACATAAAGATTTACTTACCTACAATCTTCCAATACTCTATGTTGGTGATCATGGCCAGCTTGAACCAATTGGTGGAAAATTTAACTTAATGCTAGAGCCACATTTTAAGCTTGAAACTGTTCACAGAAATGCTGGTGAAATTGCTCATTTTGCGGAACATTTAAGAAGTGGACTACCAAGCACTTCGTTCAAAGGCAGTAATAAAGTTCAAATTGTAAAAGAATCTGCAATTAAAGAAAAGCATTTGGCCCAAGTTGACCAAATCATATGTGCTTTTAATAAAACTAGAATTTTCATAAATGAAAAAGTAAGAGAATTTAAAAAAATAAATTACACTTATGTTGCGATAGATGAAAAGATTATATGCTTGCGAAACAAAAAAAAAGAAGGACTATTCAATGGAATGCAAGGAGTTGTAACCAAACTCAATAAAAATGCAGAAAGATTCAATTTTGTCTCACAAGGAATACATTTCAAAAATATTCTTTATGATCCAAATCAATGGGGAAAAGAAAAAAGTGATTTTAAATTTTATCAAGAAGAAAATCCTTTTGACTATGCTTATGCAATAACGGCACATAAGTCTCAAGGAGATGAATTTGACTCTGTAATTGTATATGAAGAAAAATGTAATGAGTGGGATCACAAAAAATGGTGCTATACAGCAGCAAGCAGAGCTAAACATAACATTATTTGGGTAGCAAGATCAAACTATGTTCCAACATATCTTTAATATTTTATTTGAAATAAAATTGATATGGTGGTAAAGTTTAAAAATAATTTTATAATTTTCCATACGAGATTAAGTTTCATCACCTCTATTTTTTAAAGAAAGTTAATTTCATGAAATATGTATCAATAGACATAGAAACAACTGGGATAAACCCTTTGGTTAATGACATTATTGAATTTGCTGCTGTAATAGATGATACTAATGCAAAAGTTCCGATTGAAAATTTACCTAAGTTTCACAGGTATATTAAAAAAGAAGGAACATATAATTTTGACGCTCAAGCGGTTGTGATGCACAAAAGAATATTTGAAAAAATATTACAAAATGGAGATGATTGCATTTATATTGATGATTTAATGTATGCCTTTGGTAATTTTTTACAAGATAATGATATTCCTCCAAATCGTTATGGAAAAATAGCTTTAAATGTAGCTGGTAAAAATTTCGGCAGCTTTGATTACCAGTTCTTAAAAGAAAAAATAAAACAAGAAAATTGGAACAATATTATTTTTAGAAGTCGATTTATTGATCCTGCAATTTTATATTTTGAAAATGAAGACTATGCTTTACCAGATTTAGAAACTTGCGTCAAAAGATATCAGAGACAATCAGGGCAAAAATACAATTGGGATAGCCATACAGCTTTAGATGATGCAATGGAAATTATAAAGTTGGTAAGATACAAAATCATATAGAATTTCCAATACAATTAGTAATTGATTTACCAAACATATCTTTTTGTTTATCAATATAATCTTGTGCATAATTTCTAGCTTCTAATTCACTAATAAGTTCAGATTCATTATATAATGAATTTAATGAATCTTGATAAATTGGAATATATTTATTATTCTTGTTATTTAATATGACTTTTTTAACAGCTATCTTTTCTAATATTCCTTTTATTGCCTTTGGCTTTATGTAAACAACGGATCTTTCTCCCCATTTATAGAAAATATAAATATTTTTTTCCATTCTTGAACAGCCACTAATATTTACTGTTCCACTACAATCGTAATAAAAAATCATTTTAAACCTTTATAATTTTTTTGCCTTGATATGTTGGTAAGTTTTCAATTGGTCTATCTAAGCATTTTTGCAAAGAACATAAACAATCTGCACAATCATTTTTAATTTCTTTTCTATTTACAAAAATTTTGCTATTTTTAAAACTGCTGTTTATTTTTCCAGTTTTTGCAAAATAAGTAATCTCATCGTTAGAAGATACATGAACCCCAGTTATTGTCCAAGGATATCCATTTAAGTCGTATCCAGTTGATCCTATATTAAATTTAACCAATTTGCTAAATTTATATTCAGTAAATGATTCGATTGAATCGCCATAAATAATTACACCACCAGAACCTTGAATAATATATTTTTTACTCAAGTTCTGCATAATCCATTGAATCAACGGCATAATTTCACCTCAAAAATATATAATCTTTTCAAAAAAATAATTATTAGATAGTTGGAAACAAATTGACCAAAAATACTATAAAAATAAATATATAACATATGAATTTCAAAGAATGGTTAAAAAAAGAAATGGCATCCTTTATGGTTCCTGATAGTTTACACCTAACAGTTCCAATTGGAGATAATTTAGAAAAAGTTATTGGCGTTGATATGTTTTTTGAAAAAAATCCAAAAACAATCGATAAGTTTAGCAATACTGTAATGAATCAAGGTTCAAAGTTTATTGCAAAAGTTCCTCACGGAAATAAGTATTTTGTCTACAACGGACTTGATGGAATATCAGATAGTTTAATATCAAAAGAAGAAGCAGAAGAATTGGAAGAAGGAGAATATAACCTTCTTGATGATAATTGGTGGAAAAAAGCCATGGTAATTGGGTCTGATATGCAACCATTAGATGTCTAAATTCATAATCATAGCATATATATAAAAGAATCAATCAAGGAGAACAACATGGCAGACTCTATGTATCATCAAAGAATAGGACTTACCTTTAAAAACAGGTATCCAGAGATATTTGATTATTGTTCCAAAATGAAGAACGGTAATGTAAAAATAATGTCTTTTGGCTGCTCTATCGGAACCGAATGCTCGGATCTCAGAAGTTATTTCCCAGATGCCACCATAGTTGGTGTTGACATCAACGAAAAACTATTGGAAATAGCAAAAAAAAGAAACCCAAACGAAAAAACAATCTATGACACGAGTACTGAAGCCCATAGCGGTTTCGACTTCATATTCTGCATGACTGTCCTTTGCAGCTACCCAAAAACAAGAAACCTGAAAAACTGCGGAGAAGTATATCCTTTCTCGAAATTCGAGGAAACAGTTCTTTCTCTGGTTGGTAAGTTGAATGACGAAGGAAGTATCGTTATATGCAATTCGAACTTTAGATTCGCAGATGTCAGTTGTGCCTCTTCATTCGAGGCGATATCTATTGAAAACAAGAAACCAATCATAAATGTTCCTAAATTCGACAATCAAAACAACATATGTGAAGAAGACTATCCGTTCTGTATTTTCAAAAAAACTAAGTAGGAGTTAAAATGGCAGATAATCAACTTTGGGCATGGGGAGAGGGAAGTGCAGGACAATTAGGAGATGGAACGGAAGTAAACAAATCGTCTCCTGTTCAAGTCTCTGGTTCCAACTCCAACTGGAGAAGCGTTTTTAGTGGTCTTTTTCATACTGTTGGCATCAAAAAAGACAACACCCTATGGACTTGGGGTGTCAATTATGCAGGACAATTAGGAAATGGAACCATCGACAATAGCTCGTTACCGATACAAATTGGAGAATCTAATTGGAGCCAGTCTTCATGTGGTGGTTTCCATACAATAGCAATAAAGACTGATGGAACGCTATGGTCTTGGGGCGAAGGTTCGTTTGGCGAACTCGGAGACGAAACAACAACAGGTAGATCTTCACCAGTACAAGTCGGCAACCAAACGACTTGGAAGCAAGTTTCGAGTGGTGTTTTTACCGTTTCAGCAATAAAGACCGATGGAACGCTTTGGTCTTGGGGCGAAGGTCTTTCTGGACAAGTAGGGAACGGAGAAACAGGAGTATGGAGTTCGCCAGTACAAGTCGGCAACCAAACGACTTGGAAGCAGGTTGCTAATGGCTATAATCACACCGCAGCAATAAAGACCGATGGCTCGTTATGGGCTTGGGGAGAGAATTACTTGGGTCGATTGGGAGATGGAACGACAGATGATAGATCATCTCCAGTACAGATTGGGAACGAAACAAACTGGAAGCAAGTAGATTGCGGAGGCACACATACGGCTGCGATAAAAACGAACGGAACACTTTGGGCTTGGGGCGAAGGTTCAGATGGACAATTAGGAAATGGACAGACAAATTCTTTTTCTTCCCCGATACAGGTAGGAAACGGAAGCAATTGGTCGAAGGTTTCCTGCGGATCAGACTTTACCTGTGCTGTTAAGACCGACAAGACCATGTGGACTTGGGGAGAGAATTATAATGGTAAATTGGGAGATGGAACGACAGAAGACAAATCATCACCAGTCCAGATAAGTGGCGAAAAATATTGGGGAGATGTGGATTGTGGCTCTTACCACGCCATGGCTATAACTAGTAATCCTCCAGCAAGGTTCAATTTTGTACATCCGACTTATAAATTCGAAGTGGTTACATATACACCAGAAAGCCTAATAGCTCTGGCTCCTTATCCAGACTCATTAGAGCATCTGATTTTGAACCTACAGGCTCAGGAAGTAGTAATCAACAACAAAAGTTACAGGCATGGAGATCAGTTCACGGAATTTGGTTCAAGAGCCATACGACTCAAACAATTGTATGTTGATTCCAGCAATCCCGTACTGAAAATAGTTTGTGACGCTGGTTACAGATTTGAGAATAACAGATGCGTTCTTGATTGCCTTGAAAGCGAAACGGCATGCAGTGGCGTTTGTTCCGATCTGCTTACTGATAATGACAATTGCGGAGAGTGTGGTAATGTTTGTCCAGATGGATTTGCATGCACAAATGGAGTTTGTGCAACACCATCATAACATTATGACATTACCATTTCAAAAAAATGATTTAAAAAGAAACTATCAATGTTTCGTATGCGGAAAAAGATTTGATATTTATGATGAATATTCAAATCACATAATTACATCTCATGAAGAGGGCAGAGAATTTGTAGTCTGCCCTCTCAGTCGTTGTAAAGCTCCTGTAAGGGATATCAGAACTCACTTTGCATCAAAACACAAAGATGAAAAAATTCCAAAAAATGGCCAAATGAAAGCTACTATTTGGAAAGACATTAACAATAAAACTGGTAAAGTTACGCAAAGAAAACCAAAATTTAGAGAGGGATATTTTATATCGGGAAAAAATCAAAAAGAAATGCATTATCGTAGTGGGTATGAATGTGAAGTGTATGAATGTCTTGAATCTATTTTAGAAGTTATAAAATATGATGTCGAACCATTCAAAGTTGATTATATTTTTGAAGGAGATAGACATGAATACAATCCAGATCTAAGTATTTTTTTTAGTGACGGAAGAGTTGAAATTTGGGAAATAAAACCAGCAAACCAAACACAACTTCCAAAAAATCATGCCAAATGGGCAGCTTGCCAATCATATTGTGAAGCCAGAGGATGGTCATTTATGGTAATGACTGAAGTAGGGATAGGAAAATTAAAAAAAGCTGCGAGAGATTCTAATCGCCTTTAATTATTCTTATACTATCACTATCTTCATGATGCGTAGAAAATTCTATAATTTTAGCTCCATTTTTTCCAGCAATCATTTGATGTCTCAAGCCAGTAGGAACATGAAAAGACATTCCTTCTTTTAAAATAATTGACTTTAATTCTTCTCCGCCCCATCCATATAACATTTCTATATCATTTTCCAAAATAAATAAAACCTCATCCTTTATAGCGTGATAATGGACAGAGCATTTCTTTTTTGGATTAAAAAAAAGAATTTTACCACAATATTTTTCATTATTACATATCCATTGTTCATGCCCCCAACCCTTTGCCACAATAATATTTGGATGTAATGTGTAATTAGTTACTGACATTTGTATGTTGTCTCAATAAAAGGAATCAATTGATCTCTAATTTTATAATGAAGATCGACTATTTCTTTATCATTTATAAGAAAATAATCATAATATTTAATTTCTTCTGGTGCATTTGGGGCATTGCTGTTTATTGGGCCTTCTTTTTGTGTGGCCACACACCATTCAAGCAAAGGCCTTAATTGTGCTTCAGATGGATTTAGATCATTGTTTAAAAAGTTTGGGCGATACAAAAGAACATTAATTCCTTCTCTCTTCCTAATATTCTTAGCTTCATTGTAATACCTACAATCAGAAATTATCAACTGTTTAGATGAGTCTCTGAGTGCAATGTCGATCCAAATATCTTCTACTATTTGCCTAAATCCATCACCTACGAATTGTAATCCTTTTCTTATATTCATCAGCATATTTGGTGGAGGAGCATCAATTCTTTTCCATTTCTCTAAAAAAGCTCGGTCAACATTAAACGCATTGCAAAAAGTATTTTTTACAGCGTCTGCAAAACCGCATCTTTCCCATTGCCCAAGCGTATCCACCCTATTTAGCTCCATTGCCAAATAATCAGCAGCAGTATCCTTGCCCATGGCCAATTGTGAAGCAAATCCTACAATTCTCATAATTGCTTACCTTTAAGGAAATTATTTATAAATCTATTTGTAACACAAATTGATCTTCCAATCAATCTGTTTTTCCATGATAATTAAACTTATAATTTTATAAGAAATACCATGAAGAAAAAAATAGAACCAATTTGTAAAAACTGTCTCCTTTATAATTCTGAAAAAAAGGAATGTAAAGTTGCAATATTAGCCTCTGGAAAAGAGTATCATATGCCAGTAGAGCTAAATGATCGTTGTCACATGGATGAACTTGGAATTGAAGTGCAACAAGTAAGATGGTGGACAGAAGACAAAGATGGGAAACCAGTAAATGGCAATGGTGTTGTAAAAATAGAATATCCAGAAAATTTTTTTGGCAAGAAGGATTAGTCTAGATGGCAAATCCATGCTGTGGATATTTTGTAAATGGTGTGCCAGGCGATGGGTGCGGATGCCCTTGTTCTAAAATATGTCCGCCTCCAAATTGTCCATCAATAAAATTTTCATTTGAAATAGGAACAAGTTATTCAGTTCCGGTTCCAGCAGGTTGCAAATGTGAGCCGCCACCATCAGCATTCAAAATTGATGATGCCAATTGGGAGACTGTGAAGCACGAAAACAATCTTGTTCCATTCCCTTCATTTGATTTCAAATTTAATACCAAAGAAGAAAAAGATAATAATGATGATGAAGAATATGTTTTTTCATTAGCAGAAAACTGCTCAATACCTTGTAGTAAAATTGATGTCATAATTACAACTACCGCTTGTGGTTTTGAACTCCTCGGTTCGTTTGCAGTTAGGGCGGTTGGAGGTGGTATAGTTTCAGCGACTTATAGCGGTGGTGGCGATTGTTCTTTTGTAGTTAAAGTAAATGGCGGTGGATCAAGTGCATTTGTGGAAGATGGTGGTGGAATATCAGTAGAATTAGTTTCAACCAACCCATGTTGCTCTATTTGCCTTATAGATGTCTCATGTCCATCAATACCAGCTTCTATGCGAAGTCTTCTCTATAGAGCAAATCACATTTTAAAGGGAACAAAAACATATTTAAATAAATTTAAACTTAAAGAAAAGATTCGAAGATTAAAGAGAAGATAATTTCATTGCCTGTTTTTTTATTTCCGTAATATACTCTTCCTTCATATTCAAAATTCCCTTAAGCTTTTTGTCATCCATTTCCGCAATAGACTCAATATTTTTAAATCCCATGTCAAAAAGTTTCTTAGCTCTCACCTTTCCAATATTTGGAAGCTGACATAATTCAACTAGGTACGCTGGCACCCCATAAGCTATTCTTTTTTGCAAATCTTTAAAAAACGACTCTTGTTTCCACTTTCCACTCATTGAGTCTATTACCGACAATATTTGCCCAATCCTTTCGAAATTTAACTGTAGCCCTCTTTGGTATCCAGCCAATGCTGTAGAATTGTACCCATTCAATAGATTGTGGTAACAATAAACAGATTTTTTAACACCCTCTGTCAAATACTTGTAATCATCCTTAAGTTCTCTTTGTAATTTCTGATCAAACATTTGCATTTCTTTTTTTTCAGAAGAATTAACAATGTTGATTCTATTTGAGTCGATCTTAGATAACGCACAAGCCAAATGAATGTCATTTTCTTGGTTTTTTTTCAGAAAAAGAAAATAAAAGTTTTTTCTTAAATCCGCAACATCAAATGGAGAAAAATAAAATATACTGGATATTTTTCCAATGCTTGAGGCAACAAATTTACCATCTTCTTCATATATTATTTCTTTTTTTATAAGTTCTTCTAACAATTCATTTAAATATGTTGAATTTAAATTTCTATTTTGAAAATAAGCCAAAGATCTTTCATACCAAATTTTAATTTCTTCGATATTTCCAATATATTCATGATGAATCTCGCTAACCAAGTGAAAGGCTAGATTTCTTGGATTTTCAATAAGCTTTGAAGTTATTTTTTGAGGAATCCCCAACCTATCTCTATATTTTTTGGCTTCTGAATTTGGCAACAACACATAGGCATCCCCTCTTGGATCAATTCCCAACCTTCCAGATCTACCAACCATTTGTGTGACATTATATGTTTCCACTTCGTCTTTTCCACGATGCACACCAAGAATAATCACCCTTCTTGCTGGGAGATTACAGCCCCAAGCCAATGTTGGAGTTGCAACTATTACTCTTAAATCGTTTCCATTTTTAAATCTTTTTTCGAGATCAATTCTACTTTCTTTATTCAGATCGGCATTGTGAAATTCAACACTAATTTTATTCGACTTTAAAACATTTTTCATTTGCTCACCTGTTCTTTTTGTGTGAGCAAATATAAGAAATTTATCTTCTGGATAATCATTCACAATATCCATGGCTTTTTCTATTTTGTTGTTTTCCACAGAATCGTATGTGTACGCCTCATCATCATAATTTTCATAGTGTAGCCCCAAAGGAACAGGCCTATACTCTGAATTTAAAACATAAGTTTCTTTTTTGTTGAGTGAATATGATAGCCATTCTGCTATCTGATTAACATTTGGCATAGTGGCAGATAAAAGAATAATTCTACAATTTGGATTTATTTCCGTAAATTTCATCAATCCAACTTCAAGATGCTCTCCCCTGCCTGGAACAGTCAAAAGATGACATTCGTCAATTACTAAAGTTCCGATATCTTTTAGATAATCACTTTTCTCAGAATTTATATTTCTTGCCCTATGATTGAGCATTTCTGAAGTCATTATTATCAAATTAGATTCATTTAATTCTTTCTGTCTAGCTGGTGTAATTCGGTAATCGCCTGTGCAAATAGATATGTTTATGTCGTGAAAATGGTAATTTGGGTCTGTCCATTGATCTATTTTTTCTTGTGCTAATGCTCTAAGAGGAGCAAGAAACATTCCTTTGCCACCTCGTTTTCTAATTTCGTGAGCAAGAAACATTTCTGCGACAACGGTTTTTCCCGCACTTGTTTTGGCAGCAATTAAAACATTTATATCTTTATCGTAAATTTCAAATATCCTACTTTGAACTGGGTTGAAATTCTCAAATTCCCAAGATGCCAATGAATATTTATTTGTATTTACCAAATCATTTTGATCTAATATTTCGATAATTGGTGGCATTTATTCCTCTAGTCTTTTATTCCAAATGTGATTAATTTCAGTGCCTATAGACTTCATTTCATTTTCAGAAAAGAAATTGCTTTTTATCTTATTGCAAATTAAGCAACAAAGAGCAATATTATCTAATGTATAGTCGCCATAATTGTCAATCCTGTCAATGCCTAATGACTCAACACCTAAGCCAATTTGAGATTTTATTTTGAACTTATGAATTTCTTTTTCTTTAAGTCCACAATAATGGCATTGTCTATCAGAGTTTCTCAACCATATTAAAAATTCTTCTTCTGAAATAAGAATTTCTGGGTTTCTTTTTCGTTTTCTTTTAAAATTAGAATTGTTTTTTAAATTTTTAAATTTTTGACAATCTTTGCAGACTAGCATTTTCCCAGAAGTGTACCGCAAATCAATATCTGTAGTATTACATTTTTTGCATGCCCATAAATCACCTTGACTCATTTTCCTCCACAAAAAATTTAAAATAAATCAGTCACGACAATAGAGGCTATTTTTTCGTCCTCTATTATCGTGACAATAAAATTACTATCTATTTATTTCAAATCTTTTTTTATACTCTTTATTTACATGCTCATGCATAAAATCTAACATGTCATATAAATCTTTTGGAGAATTTGCTGTTCCTAGCCAACGATCCATTTCTTTATTATTACAAACATAATTAAGAACTTCTGAAAGATCGCCAGAATATCTAAAGTTAAGCCTACTATGCAAAACCTTTAAATTCTCATCAGAAAGCCTGTAAAAATACTCTTTTAAAAACTGTTCCTGCTTCTTCATGGATAAACCTCAAATGGAAATTAAAAATATATTTAACAAACAAAAATTTGAAGAACTACTTGTCACAAAATGGACACATTTTTTAGATGGTTCCAATTTAATAAAAGTAATAAATGATCTTGTGTTACAAAACAAACATAATTTTGAACTTATTCCAAACACAAGTTATAAAAAAAAAGGCACACAAATTATGATCTCAAGATTCCAAAATACAGAACATGGATTTATAATTTGGATCGACTTTTTAGTTCCTTTGCAAAACGAACAAGTTGCCATAGGAACAACCGAAATGTTCCTACTATCTAATGGTATTTTAAGTCATTCAAAAACTTTAGGCAATATATATAATTATAATTAAACTACATCTAATCGCCTAACTTGTTCGCCATCTTGATTTATAAAACTATCATCTAAAATTAACGCATTTTTTTCATCTGCAAATCTAAGCCCAAGATTAAAAGAATCTAGACAAGCAGTTCTATCGTCACGAGATGCCATAACCCAACAATAATTATCTTTTTTTATAAATTTTCCACTTTGGCTTTCTTGTGTTATCCCAATTTCTAAAGTGACATTATCTGGCAAAAAAATTTCTATTTGCCCATGTTTCAATAAATGCTCTACAATTAAACACTGTATTTTGTTTTTACTCATAATAACCTCGCATAAAAATATTTTAAATAAAAAAAACTTTATTCGGAGGAACATAGAAATATTTCATATCATCATAAAACCCATGCTTCCAATCACCTTGATCTTTATATGGATTAGAGATTACGCTTTCTTGTTTGTCTAAATACACAGTCCAACAGTAAATTTTTCGATTTTCTTTATAAGTCTCTACCAATGATAATTCTTTATTTCCAAGAAATCTTTTTGCAAATTTACAAATTACTGGCAATGGTAAATATGTACTATAATCACCATAAAGCTGTAATAAATCTAAATAGTATTTACCATAATCACACCTTTGATAATGTGCGATTAAAGAATAACCATCTACAATAAAAATTCTTGTTTTAAAAATTAAAAGATCATCATTTTGTAAACTTAAAGTGCAAATCGGATAGTTGTATGGAACTAAAATTTTTGCTAAATTTTTTAGTTCTTTTATTGACTTATCGATATTTTTACTATGATCTGACATATTATTCTACCTTTTCTATGTCTACTCTATGTATTGTTATTTTTTAAACTTCTCATGAAAAAAATCACAATTAAAAACATTATGATTTGATGATCTTAATTTATCTAAAGTGTTTTCCATATTGAACTTACATTCACTACCAAAAATTCCACGATCAGCATTGGAAATATTCTGTTGAAGCCTAATATATAGCCAAAATCTAAGCTCTTTCATGCCTTCAGATAAATTTTTATCATCGTCTAAATGCAAAAATTGTAAAAACTCCTCAATGGTTAACCAAGAATAACTAGAAAAAGAATCACCATCTTTATAATCACAAGGCAATTTTCTTTCTAGCGAACATTTTATAAAATGTAAAATCAATAAAATATAGTTTTTAGCATTAAAATAACTAATGCAACATGATGAATCCATAATTCTAAATTCAATTGTATTTCTTTTTCTGTTAACCATGTGGTAAGTGTTTAAAGTAAAATACTTATGCTTTCCAAGCTGATTAATTAAATATCCACTATCATGCATTTCATTTTTAACACTTTCAACAATCGATGTAAAAGACAACATTTGGCAATATTTGCTTTTTCTTCTTTTAATTGGAACTATATCCATAAAAACATTTTCGCATTTAATCCACCACGAAATAATTGCACCTAAATCATCTTTTTTCAAATCATTTACATCAACATGAATATGAAAAGAACATCTTGAATCGGCTTGCACAAAATTATCAGTTGAAAATGAATTAACGACAGAGCAAACACTTTTGATTCCAGTCATACCTTTTAAAACTGGTGTGCATATTTCTATTCCACAACTACTATCTGGTTTTAATATCCAAGAGTCATTGTGGTGATTATTTTGCCATCGATGAATATCAACTTTGTTTTTAACCGTTTTTTGTACTAAATTTGCTATGTATCCTATGCCTTCTGGTAGGTTTCCGAATTCATATCCAGAAGGTCTATTCCTAAGATCGAAAGCGTTCAATTCAATCTCAACGCCAAATCTTCTTGAACTATCACATGATATTAAATTTCTGTTATTGTCCACGCTTGGTTCCCTCGTTTATAATTATAAATAATATTCTATCCAAAGGAGAATAACGATGAATTGTTTATTAGTAAAATTAAAAGACAAAAGAAAATTCCTTACAAGCAAAAACAATTTAGATCAACTAATTGAGTTTGCAAATACATTTAAAGCAGAATTATCATTAGTTGAAACCAATTGCAAAAATATAAAATCATTAGAGGAACTTGCTAATGATATTTGTGATACCAATTGCAAACAAGAAGATTTTGATTATAAAGAAATTGAAAAAATTGCAAAAAAAAAATCAAACAAAATATTTGAACAAATGATAAAAGATCTAAAAAGCAAAAAAACAATTGATATTAGCAAAATAAAATGTGAATTTAGCAAACAAGGATTGGAAGAAAAAGAAATATCTGCACAAATACAAAAAGCCAAGAATTACATCAAAAAAATTGGGTTTACATTGAATAAAATCGATAAAAATAAGTATAAAATAAATTAAATAATTCTTATTTTAATAGAAAAACTTTATTTTCATCCATTAAATCTTTTAGCTTTATCAATATAGAAGCTACAATTTGTCTAACTCTTTCTCTTGTTATTCCTAATTTTTTCCCAATATGTCTTAACGAATAATATTCTTTTTTACAATTGATTCCAAATTTCATGCAAATAATAAATCTTTGCCTTTTATTGCATCGCTTTAGCAAAGATTCCACACAATGATTTATGTGTTCCTTTTCGCAAAAATTACTCAAAGGATCTTCTATTACAGGATTAAGTTGTTCTGTCAATTGAATGCTTCTAAGCATTATGATAATCATTTGTAGATTTTTAGGATAAGTTCCAAAATCATTAATGTTTTCAATTTCTAATTCTTTTTCAATATTTTTCACATCATTAAAAGCAAGAGTTTGAAAAATTACAGTTGATATTTTTTGCAATTTTGAATAAACATTTGTCGGAACTTTAACAAAATATCTATTGTGAGATATGTATTTATAAATTCTTTTATAAATATGAAAAAGTACATAATAACTAAATTTAACATTCTTGCTTGCATCATAACCATTTATTGCCTCATAAATACCCAAAACACCTTCTTGAATGCAATCAGGCATTAAATCAACAGGGATATTTATTTTTTTTCCCATCCAATAAATCAATTTATAACAAGAAAAAACAAGTTTATCACAAGCCTTTATATCGCCATTTTTGGCACTTTTAACAAGATTCATTTGCTCTTGTGTTGTTAATTTTTTTTTAAAATTTTCTTGTTCTATTTTGTCGAATGTGAAGTCACGATAAAATTTAATACCATAATTTTTTTTTAAACTAAATTCAAAAAGTCTGTCTAATTTAGTTATTTTAAATTTTTGCCAATTTTTAAACGACTTGGTATTTCCCAATTTAACAGAACTCATCAGCTACTCCTTAACTTGTATGACAAATAATATTGATTAATTCATCAAAGTAAAGGCAAAAAAAAAGGAATTACCTAAATCAAAGGTAATTCCCTTTTAAAGTTAAATTTAAAATTATTCTAATTCTTCGTCTATCACATCGTCATCATCTGAACCCAATACATCAGTTTCGATGACATCAGCACCAAGCTTAAAGTTCATTGCATCCTTAAAAGGCTCAAAATAATCAACCAACTCCTGCTCAGATGTAGCATCCACCAAACTTGGATATTTAAGCAATATTTCAAGTGGCACTTCATTTTTATCAAGCGAAGCCTTGAACTTTACTTCTTCTCCATTGGAAAATGCATCTGCGATGACAAAATTACCAGCACTTTTAGCCACAATTCTATTCGCATCAAGCAAACAAGACAATAAGCCACTAACAGGATTTATTCCATGTTCAAAAAGCAATTGAATGTTTTCTGTTGAAATAAATGGCGTGTGAGTCTTATTCTTGACATTTTTAACACGAATGTTAATTCCAAGAATCTTGGTTTTTTTTGCACTGATTTTATATTCTATCTTCTTCATTGTAGATGTTTCTAATCTACATGAAGCATAGAATGGTAAAGCGTTACCACCGCCAGCAGTTGTGGTTGGATTGCCATAAAGAACACCTATCTTGGATCTTGTCTGATTCAAAATAACAACAGTGGCATCATTGGTTTCCATAACAGTATTAAGCTTACGGAATTCTCTAGAACAAATCTTAGCCCGTTCACCTGGCTGTTCATTGCCACCCACAATGCGTTTAAAATCAGCTTTTGAGGCATTCTCTGGAAGCTTGACCTCTCTAAGCTCTCTAGCTGATGGACTCACGCCAATAGAATCGTAGACGATTGCAATAGGGCAGTCTTTTCTTTTCGAACGAACAAATTCGATAGATTTATACATCTTCAAAAAAACATCTTCCAAACTCTGAGGAGTATGCCTCACAATTTTAGTAAGATCACAATGTGATGCCTTTTGAATAAATTCTTTATTAGCTGAATTTTCACAATCCTCAAGAATTGCAATTCCATCCTGTCTCTGACTTCCAAATAAAATATTTGTTCCTATCAATGATTTTGATGACGAAGAAGGACCATATATTTCAGTTAGCTTTCCGCCCGGAATACCACCACCCATAAACTTTCCACTACAAATATAATTTATCGCAAGATTCCCAGTATCAACAAAATACTTCACACTATCAATCTTGGCAACAATATCGCCACCAGTTTGATTTGCTAAATCTTGAAAAAATGAATCATCATCGACCTTTCTTTTGGCCATGTTAAACACCTCGGTAAAAATGTAATTATTTTTTTAAAAAAATAGGTGGAATCACTGACTCCACCTATTTGAAGACAGGGAATTAAATACCTTCTAATTCTTTCAAAAAGTCATCATCAGCAAGAGATGCAGAATCATCCGTTTTGGAAACTACCTTTGCAGTTTTCTTGACAGATAAAATTTCTTCATCAATAGTATCTGAACCAGAAATTACATTTGAAGAACTTAAGTTAGATCTAGAAGAAGATCCCGATGAATTACGAAATTCATCTAAAGAATCATCTTGTTGGCCTTCTACTATCATTCCGCAATGAACTCTCAAGGCATGCTTAATATCATCGCCAGATTTGATAATACGAAGAGACTGAAGGTCTTGTAAACTTGTTAGCCATTTTTCAAGCTCTTCTGAGGTGCCTGAAGAAGAAACTTCTTCAAACTTTGAAAAGTCATAGTTTGGATATTCTCTATTGCCACTCTTAACAACTTTTTTAACAAGTCTAAAATCACGACCAGTTGTTGGATGTGTAATATCCCCTAATTCCTTTTCTCCAGCAGCCTCATCACCAAGAATTGCTCTCAAAATCTTAGCATGAACTTGTTTGCCACATGAATAAATTTTTGGCCCTACATTTGTTCCTACTATAGACTTATTTTTAGGATCTACTTCCGATCTAACGATAACATTGTAATAATATCGTTCAACTGGCTTTAACTCCCTAGCACTGTTACGCATATCTTCTTGATCTTTGCCAGACAGTCCTTCAGATTTTTGCCATAAATCACTATAGTACTTACAAATAATGCAATCTCCACGCCATTGTGGACCCCTATCAGTATCGGTAAGAGTTTTAGGACAATGGAATATTCTTTTCTGATTCGTAGTTGGATTATTTAAAGTGTGAATTCTTGTCGCACAATACAACTTTTGGCCTTTTCTCTTAGGCAAAAAACGCATCAAAACAAATCCATCACGGTCAGGAAGTCGTACATATTTTGCAAAGTACTCTTCGTTTTGACCCGTGTTGCTTTCTGAATTTACTCGTTTGGATTCTTTTTTTAACTCGTTAAGATCGAGTGGTTCGTAATCGATACCCATGATAGCACCTGCCTTTAAATGATGGTTCGAGTAATGAATAATCACTACTCAATTAGTTAATGGTTCGAGCAATAAAACATTTATTGCCCAGTTAGTCAATGATTCGAGAAACAAACGATATGCTTCTCAGTTAGTCATTTATAATCGTATCTATCATGTTGTGCAAGATTAATTTTATAAATTTATTTATTTTCGTAATCGATTACTATTTGTGCATCAGGATCTTGAAATTTTTCCTGTGAATCGATGACACTTTTGTGCATGGCAGATAATTTATCCTGCAAGCTCATATTGCCTTCAGATTCCAAATTCTCATTAATTTGTTTTCTTATGTCTTGCTCTTGATTGTATTGTTCTTCAAGAGCTTTTAAAATCTCTTGATTTTTCAATAATTGTTCTTTTATTTTTTCTGTTTTTTTTGCTTCTTGATCCAATTGCAACTCTCTATTGTTAACTATGGGTGTTTTTTTAGGACTAAGTGATTTTTCCAAAAGGTTTTGACGAACAATTTCCCTTCGTTCTTTTCTTATAGCTTCCCTTCTAAGCAAAACCTTTGTATGTGATTTTTTTTCTCGTTCTTTTCTTTTCTTTGCAATTTTTTCATTTTTTTTCATAACTATCTCCTAATGTTTGGCATGTTTTCTTGTGATGCGTTTCCCCAAAAAAGCTTTCCACCTTCTCTATCTTTTTGTGTCTCTGAAAAATTAACTTCATTGTCACCAATGAGGCCAACTGGGGCTTGAATAAAATATTTGTCGCTAATTTTTATTTCCTTAGACATATCATCTATAATTGTATAAATCTCACCTTGAATAGAGCCAGATTTAGCATAAACTGGGTATTTTTTATCAACTGTTAGTTTATATCCTTTTGTCTTTACTTCATGTAGCATTGGCAATTCTGGGGAAAAAACAACTGTTGTGATTGGCTTTTTTGACCTTACCACAGTTTGCTTTTGAATTGCCAATTGCTCATGAGGATAAATTTCTCTTTTCTCTATTTGTTCATGAGGATAAAGTTCTATTTTCTCCACTTGTTCATGAGGATAAGTCGAATTTCCTACGCATGCTACAGACAAATCTTGAACCGAAAAACCCACAGAGTGATCAAATGTGAACTTTTTGTTTTTTATCACAACGCCACCATCAGATTCTCTAAAGCTAATTGGTTTTTTGCTAAGTTCAAATACTTCTACACTAGCGACAAATATATCTCTTCGAGCAAGTTGCCCCATTACAACGGATGCAAGCTTTTCCAAAGGTACATCCTCGAATGGATCTCCAACCTTTTTTTTGATTGTTTTAACTTCATCTTTATTGTAATTCCCATCAACTTTTTCGTGATAAGAATAAATTACTTCGTAGCCCATAAATTCCTCATAATTTATTCTAATATAGTATTATTTTTGTAAAATACCTGTGCCATATCTAGTATTGTAAATAATTGGTTCTTTTTCTACACTTTCTGCAAAAGCATAAAAGGCATTTTTCATTTTTTTCAAATCTTTTATATACTCAACAACAATGATCCCGCCATCAGCCATATTCTTCCAAGAAATATCTAAATAATAAAGCAAATCATCATAAGAATTTTCATCAGTAATAAAAAAACAATCCCACTTTTGGCTTGTTATCTTATCGTTTATTTCATCATCATGAATCGAACCATGATAAAAATCAAATTCTTTCTTGAAAGACTTTTTTACATTATAAGAACCCATCCTTGGAGAAAAATATAGATTTTCATCTTTTTTTCTAAATGAAAAAAATATTTCTGTTTCTTTGCATGACATGAAAAAACATTTTTCCAAAAAACCAAGAGTAAAATTCCATGAAAAAACATTTTTTGGTTTTACAAATTTACCAAGATGATAATAAAACGGAGCATACATATAATCTCCATATGCTGGCGTTTTTCTTGAGTTTTCATCTATAAATTTACAATTTTGTAATAAGACCTTACCGTTTATAATCTTTTTATTTAAAAGAATTGATAATTCTTTTTGTATTGTTTCTATTCTAACCATAAAATAATATAGAAACAAAGGGCAACAATATGTATGACTTTCTTATAGTTGGATCAGGTTTTTTTGGATCTACCTTCGCAAGAAGAGCTACCGATCATGGCAAAAAATGTTTAGTAATTGAAAAGAAAGATCATATCGCTGGTGCTGCCCATGATGTGCCATTTCAAGACTATTATGTTTCCTCTTATGGCGCACATATTTTTCACACTCATAGCTCTGAGATATGGAATTTTGTAAATCAATTTGAAGAATTTATTCCATTTATCAATAGGCCAAAAGTATTATCTGGTGGAACAATATATTCATTTCCAATCAATCTAATGACCATGCATCAGTTGTGGGGCGTAAAAAAACCATCTGAAGCAATTGAGAAATTAGAAAATGTGAAAATTAAATTTGAAAATCCCAAAAACTTTGAAGAATGGGCTTTATCAATGGTCGGAGAAGAAATATACAAAAAGTTTTTTTATGGATATACAAAAAAACAATGGCTAAAAGAACCAAAAGAATTACCAACATCGATAATTCAAAGACTTCCAATCAGACTGACATATGATGAAAATTATTTCACCACAAAATATCAGGGTATTCCCAAAAATGGGTATACAAATTTTGTCAAAAAGTTACTTGATGGAATTGATGTGGATACGAATGTTGATTTTATAAAAAATAAAGATAAATTATCATCTATGGCAAAAACCATAATCTATACTGGCCCAATAGATGAATACTACGATTATGAATTTGGTAACCTTGATTACAACACATTAAGATTTACGAAAGAAGAATACAAAGGCGACTTTCAAGGTAATGCCGTTATAAATTATGCCGATGAAGATGTTCCATACATAAGATCAATAGAACACAAACATTTTTATAAACATGGCGAATTAACAAAGCATTATACAAAAAAAAATGAATCAGAAATTAGCATAATAACTTATGATCATCCAGTTTCATTTAAAGAAAACCCAGATCCTTTTTATCCTATTAGAAATGAAAAAAATTCAGATATTTATAAAAAATACAATTCAATAAAATCATCAAATATAGTATTTGGTGGAAGACTTGGTGAATATAAGTACCTAGATCTAGATGCGACTATGGCATCTGCAATAAGCAAATGTAATAAATTTTTGGAGATTTAAAATGAATGATGCTAAATTTGTTGTCTTGGCAACAGAAAAAGGTAAAAAAAGATTAGAAAATTTTTTAGAATATTGCTTAGAAAATAAATCTAAAAAAATAGAATGTGTATTCTTACTTGGTCCAAAAAACGAAAATAGCTTTGCTGAAGATATCATAGAAAAATATCAAACTGAAAACACAAAAATATCTATAGTTCGTTATGAAAATGATCAACCATCATTTAAAAGAAATGGTTATTTTAGAGATTTAGATCAAGATACTGTTGATAATTTCAAATGGTTAATATCAATTGATGAAGACTCAGTAACAAATGTTGATGGTCTTATAGATTCATTGAATGATGACTTCAATGAAGAATTTCCAACATATGCTTGCGGGGAAATACAAGATCATTTTCAAAAAGAAGAATTTTTAGTTGCTGAATATATTGGAAAAAATTGTTGGTATAAAAGAGGTTTAGGACCATTACACGAATGGGAAATATCTTGTTTAAATAATAAAACAATGCAAATGATGATAAATTCAAATATAGTTAAAAAAGTTTTTAATTATAGAACAAAATTACTTTCTGGTTGGGGTGATCATTGCCTTGGATTGGCCCTAAGATTATTGAAAATACACCCAGTTAAAACATCTTACATGACTGGTGACAATAGAATTTATGATCATAGCCTATTAGGACAAAGATTTCATCACACTCATCACATTTATTACAACATTGGAATAGAAAATATTTTAAATGTTTTTAAATTTCCAAATTTACCAACAACAAAAAAAGCTTGGCTAAAACTTAAGGAAGGAAATGCAATAAAAGATATAGGTGTTGTTTTTTTAAATCAAAACAAAACCATTACAGCATTCGGAGAAGAAAATTTTTTCTATGGTCTTTGGAATATTAAAAACGATCAAATTTACATATATCAAAAAGAAATTGAAGAAGGTTTATTATTGGAAAAAGGAAAAGATAGTGAAAACAAAATAAGTGTTTGGGAGCTAATAGATTAATCAAAATCGTATAAAATCAAATCAACTCCAGCTTCACTAAACATATTAGATGCAAGCTCACATGATTCGCTCCATCTTTCTGCCAATTGGCCTTTAATTTTTGGAGCAATACAATTGCTAATTCCAGATTGAATTATCACACTTGCACAATTAGAACATGGCATAAAAGGGTAAGTTGCTATGGAACATCCAGACACATCTCTTTGTGCAAATAAAATTGCATTTATTTCAGCGTGTACAACCATTTTGTATTTTATATTTCTATCAGCGTATTTATTTGGATCATCGGCTACGCTCTTTGGAAAACCATTATAACCAATTGATACTATTCTGTTTTTATCGTCAAAAATAACAGCACCAACTTGTGTGGATGGATCTTTGCTCCACTCAGAAACATGTTTTGCTAAATTTAAAAATCTTAAATTCCAATTCATAATCATCCTTTTTCGTTCTGTTCCAAAATGCATCTTTCTTTTTGAATTATTTCTTTTTTTGTTGTATAGTTAAAAAAATAAGCGTCATTTTTTTCGTTATTTTCTGAGAAGAAATCTTTTTCAATCCATAGGGCTTTAAATCCTAATTTTTTGAAAAACAAATGACCTTCTAAATATTTATCGCAAATTAAAACATCTATTTCTGTTCTATGTCCATTTTGCAATTTATCGGTTAATTGAGAAACCAGTACTTTTCCATAGCCTTTTTTTTGAAGTTCTGGCTTTATTCCGATATTTAAAATTTCGAATTTTTTGTTTTTTAATTCGTATACCATAAAACCAATAACTTTACTTTCTTCTTCTATAACTTTACATATCCTATTTTTATCACTTAAACATTCTATAAAATCTTTTTCATTCCAAGGGTGAGAAAAACAATTTTTTTCTATCTCCGCAATTTCTTTAATATCATCCTTAACAACCCATCTAATATTTTTTTTCATTTTTTCTCCGCTTTTTACTTTAATAAATCTTCGGCATTACAAAGACCATCATCTTTCTTTTCGTATATATCTCTATTCAATTTATCTAATTCTTTTCTAAGAGTATGGCCACGATTTTGAGCATTGTCATGATTTTTATCCCACGCCTTTAAATGCGATTTTATGAGACCTACCGTGGTTTTTCTGTCGATAGTGTACTCGTAAAGCTTAACGCATTCAGAATTTGATTGAGCTTTAGCTTTGCAATAACCATCAGATCCGCCCTCGTCTTTAAATGATATGTAAAGCTCGTTAAATTTTGTTTCATAAGCAAGCTCTGCCATAGAAAGCTCTTTGTTAGATATTTCTAATTGCTTTCCATAATAGTCAATCCAAGCGTACTCTCTATCCATATAATTGCTTAAAGTAAATTCATTAAAAATCATATTGTCTGGATCTAGAACTAGATCTTTATTATTTACTTTTACAACAATCTTTTCATTTGGTGCTTCTGCCATGTTATTCCTCATCTGCTTCTATTACACTATTGTTTTCATTTTTCTTAAAAGGTTTCTTTTTTTTATCTACTGAGTATGTGTCAAATTCAATGTCCTCAGATCTTTTTTGCTGCACAGAACTCAAAAGTTGTTTATATCTATCCTTCGATATTTCAAATATATCCAAAGTTCCCATGCTATAATCAAAACCCATTTTAAACGGGAATCTGGATCTTCCATCTCGATGCTTTATCACAAATCCACGACCAACCTCTGCATCTTTTTCTATCGTTTGCTGATTAATAGACCAAAATGCATCTAATGGCTTAAACTGATCAAAAGATGTTCCTATGTTTGATTCATCAATATACTGAGAAATTTCAAGCTTTGCGGCAGTCTGATTTGGTTGCACACAAGTCAAAGTACAATGCTGCTTTTCGACACCAAATCCTCTAAGATCTCTCAATATTTTGTACGCACTCTCGTATTTCTTAACATTAGGATCATCTTTCATTTCACCTACATAATCTATTATTATAAGCCCTGGCTTCCAACCCCTAACTTCAAGTTGTGAGCAAAATGCCCTAACACCATTCACATCTATCGAGCCACCAGCAAATTGCTTAACAATTAATAGATTTTTCTCCTCTTTATCTTGAGAAAATTCAGCGAGTGTTCTTTTTACCTCTTCTTTGGATGTTCGCAAAAGATTTATATCTATTTTGGCGAATTGCGAAGTAAACCTTTGGGCAATTCCAACCTCATCCATTTCCATCGTTAAGTACAAAACTTTATGACCCAATAAAACATTTGCGACAGCAGCCTTTACCAATGCCAAGCTTTTGCCAGTTCCAGGCAAACCAATCCATGATCCAATCTGACCATGAAATAAACCACCACCAGTTAAAGCATTGTCTATGGACTCAAAAGATGATGTATATCTTTCCTTTCCTTCAAACCGATTTTCCATTCTTTTAAACATCTCTTCGATATTTAAAAAATATTCAAGACCAGGCTCATAGTTGCGATCTATACTCATCGCCTCACGCATTTTTTCGTAAACATAACTCCATGTCTTTTCGTCTTCTGGAGCTTCTGACATTTTTTGCAAACAATCATGAAATGCAACTTTGATTGCTTGAACTTTTGCAAAATAAGTAACTTTATCTAAGAGGTATTCTCTTGTTTCAATCCCAGCAACATAATAGTCATATATCGCTTCCAATTCAGCTATATGATAGAGTTGAATCGATCTATCACGATCTTTTAGCTGATCACTTAAAGATTGTCTAATAATATCTATGTCTGGACATTCTCTGTATTTCTCAAAGAAAGAAAAAAGCAATTTGCAAATTATAACATGTGCTTCATTACTGAAATAGGTAGGCTTTAACTTGTCGATGCTTTGAACTAGCATGTGCTTATCCACAAGCAACATGCTAAGAAGCTTTCTTTGAAATGTATCATCCCATGAAAATTTTGACTTTATTACATCTGGGTCTGTGAGCGATTCTAACTTGTCTTGCTCTTCTGGTGTTAACTCTCGCATTTTGTTTATCTCCTGTTTAGGAAACTAACAAAAAACCCACACCGAGTAAATAGGGCTTTTAAAAATAAAGAGTGGAGGATTGTAATACTAGGATTTGAAATTATCTATAATGTATAAGTTCCCGACAATCTATTACCCCACTCTCCATTGACTGTATTTATTCGCCATTAAGATAATCAAATTCAGATAGAGAAACTTGGCCAGATCGAATGGCCTTTTCTCTGGTTATTTTTTTGCCCATACTTTTTTGACCATTCCAAACAATAGCCTTACAGTATGTGGCAAATTTCGTATCTATTTCAAGTTCAGCATTTCTATTTGGTCTTTTACTTTTTGAAATAAATTTTTCAATAATTTTATCTAGAATGATTTCTTGCTTCATTCCAAACTTTTGTCTATTAGCACCATGGCGAGTTCTATTTTGCCACAAGTCTTTTAATTTGTTTATAATTTTTTCTATAAATAAATCGAATTTTTTATCAGAAACGCTATCAAAACACTTCTCAATATAAATTTGTCTTTTGTAATAAGATCCAGCCCTAATAATTGAAAGTTGCAATTCTTGATTTATATCATCAAAATCATCAGTGTAATTATTTTTGCAATTCTTTTTTTGAAGTTGATGAGCAGCATAATAACAAAGCTTTCCAAAACTTTTATTTAATTCGTCAAATTCTTTAGATGTGATCGGAAATGACTGACAAATACTTTTCATTTTATTCTCTTTTGTTAATGTTAATTTTCTTTAGCTCTGATAATTTTCTTCCCGCATAACACGAAATATTTAAATTCATATCTGGGAACAAATGACTTTTAGAAAGCAAAACGGATTGTGATTCTAAAATTACATCCTTTAAATTATCTCTTGTGCTATAAAGCATATAACCATCATGTACATTATAAGCGATTTTAGCTTTACCATTCAAGCTTTTGTATAATTGTATAAGTTTTTCTAAACAAAATATTGCTGCTGGAGATTGAACTACGAAGTTTCTAGCCTTATATTCTTTTTCTAAAAATATTCTTTTTTTACCAAAAATATCACAAACAGCATGTTCTTCTTTTGCCTTATTCTGAAATGATTCAATCCATGAGTATGCCACAGAAAATGTACTCTTTACCCTTTCTACTATTGATTCTGCTGCCTTTACTGGGAGTCCTAAATTTTCAGATATGGCATTTACGCCCATCCCATAAAAAATTGGTAAAAAGAATCGTTTACAAAGATTTCTTTTATCTTCCGAATCGCAAGATGTTTTTGTTATAAGTTCATATACAGAACTGTACACATCAGAACTTTCACAGACTTTTTGTAGTTCTGGATCTTTAGACAACCATTGAAGTACTTTTACTTCCATGCTCTTAAAATCAAAGTATAAAAATACTTGATCAAAATCTAATGGCTTAAATTCGAGCTTCTGATCTGGTGTTATGACATGAGGAACATATCCCTTTGTGTATGCATTAAAACACAACAAACGACCATTTTCTTGACCATTTATCTCATAATACGCATGTAACCTATCTTGATCTAATATCCCAACACATTCCAATGCTGGTATAACATCTAACATTAGCGGTAAATAAACACTTTTGTAAATGGATTGTAATTGTGGCCATTTCCCAGAATCCAAAACAAATTTAAGCCTTCTTAAACATTCGCTAAAATTTTCTGGCTTTTTTTGTCGTAAACCAAAAAATGATTCAATAATCTTCAAATCGATAATTGAACAAAAAAATTCAAATTTTATTTTGAATCTTCCAAAACAAAAAGAAACAAAATTTTTCCAATTCCAAGTCAATATCTTCTTGTTGCCTGAAAATATAGTTTTTGATGCAGCCCTGTTAAAAAGATTCATCATCCATGGATTGGACATAGGAATCTCATAAATGCCCTTTTTAGACGATATTACCAACCTATAGGCATCTTGCTTGCTTTTGTCGGTAAAGTCCAAAATATCATCATTGTAGGAGATGTATAATGTGCTTTCGGATTCTAGATCAGAAAACATTTCCATAAGCTGCATATAATTTGAAATAGTTTTAGACATAAGCTCAAATATACAAAATCCAATAGCAAATTGCAACAAATATAATTTGAGACAAATTTTATCTTAAATTACATTAAACCGAGTGCCGACTTAGCTTTGTTTATTGTTATATATAAAGATTATTGTGTAATAAGCTTATTATATATAATTGAATAAGATATTCTGTGTTTAAACATAACTTCCCTCATTCAATCCAATAAAAAAGTAAGTTAAACCCTTAAACTACAATGTTTAAAGATTCAATTTACAAAATCAATTAGTATCAATTTATGTTTTAAAACTCTTAGTTAGTCTATTCCCTTGTCTGCAAGAATAGAAGTCGGCTATTTATTTCTAATCTAAGGCTTACTTAACATTCGGGTGTAACAATGGTTCTCGTTGCACCATTCGTGATTTTTCACTACAAAGACTTACCCGCTATGGGCCACCCAAGTTTTTTTTCCAATATCTCTTAGTTGGGATACTTTCATACTAAGATTTAGAGGGGAAGAGAAAGCTTCCATCTTCGTTTTTTATAGTTCTGTAACAAGTTGTAGATAATATAACATGAATTGATTAAAAAAACAAATATATTATGTTTAAATAACATGATCTCTTGTGAATAAAAGGAAAATAAGCTAAAATGATCAATCATGAGGATGTTGAAAAAATGATTGAAAAATACAAAATGGACAACTTAGAATCATTGGCATTTAAGGTCTGTTTGATATGGATTGAAAAAAGTAGAAAAATATTTCCAAATTATAATCACATAAATCTTCGAAAAGGAGATCCTAGAAAATCTTTAATATTTAAGGTTTGTTATAAGCTTGTAAGAGAGACACAAGGACTTTTGGATGAATTTAATCATGGTTTGTATGTTCAGTCTCAATTAGATATTCTCAGACACATAAATATGGGAAAAGGACATCCTCTCGTAGATGTCAATTGTCTTGTTGGTGATAAAGCTTGGAAACGATGGAAATTATGGAAGAAAAAATATGACACCGTATCTCAACTCAAAACAAAAATGCCTGAAGTTAAAATTTATAACGCCAAAATCTATGAAGCTATTAAAAAAACTAAAGAATTCATTGATAAGTCCATCGGAGTATGCCCAACAATTGAGCAGTACAGAGCCTACGAATCAAGCAAACAGTTATACAGATGGATTAACTTTGGAAAAATATCACCCTATTATCTTATCTTGTCTCCATATATTGAAAAAATTATAAACAAAGATGATTTGAAAAAGTTAAACTTCGATCTGAACATTTACAAACAAGGTATTGATGAGGATGTGGTGGAATTTTTTAAAAAACAATTTGAATACGAATTCAAGTGAAATGCTACACTCAAAAAGTAAAAAACAATTAGTAGTTTCCAGATATGGAGAATCCATAGATTGGATTAAAAAAATTGAACATTTATTTCAAGATATAGTTATTTATGAAAAAAACAATTCGTCTAATTCGTATCATAAATACAAAACCATAGAATTAAAAAATGTTGGTAGAGAATCACACACTTATTTACATCATATTATTGCCAATTATGAAGAGATATCTACATATGACAATATACTTTTCTGTCAGGCAAATCCATTTGATCACTGTAGTGAATTTTTAGACAAATTAAAGATATCGGATAATTATACGAATGATCCATTTTACTTTAAAAAAGTTGGCTCGCATGAAATTACTTTTTATTATGAGCCAATCGAAAAGGTCCACCCCATAGGATTACCAGTATTCAATTTTTATTATCATCTTTTTTTTGATTCATATATGAAGAATTTGGAACAAACAAGAAATTCTTTAATGGTAATTCCAACAAATAATATAAAATTTAGATCAAAAGTTTTTTATGAATATCTTATAAAATATTTGAGCAATCGAAAAAATCCATTAGAAGGATACATCATAGAAAGACTTTGGGTTCCTATATTTGATGGAAAAACCAAAGATTGGATTAGTCATTATTTTTCTGGTAGAGATAAATTCTTAGGCATGTGGAATAATCAAAAAATCGAATGATTTTATTTTTTTTCGTTAATCAATATCATTCCATAATTATTTATTCCATCTGGTATTATCAAACCTTCTTTTTTTATTAGTTTATTATTTTTAAAAGGCTTGTAATTAACTTGATGGTGCCATCTGCCAAATTTCCAAGTTACCTTTGCAACATCTGGATGCTGATCTACTAACGATTGTGCAAATTCTTTTCTGTTATCTGTTTCTTTATAAATTTCATTTGTATTTCCTCCTTTCATTCTCATTGTTGTAACTTTTCCTGCGAGAAAAGCATTAAACAATATCGTACAATAGCCATCTTTTAAAGCCCTTAAACTTAAATCTGTGTCCTCGTTATATCTACCTCTCCACCTATAAGGCAAATCATTTTTAAGCAGTATACAAGAGTAAATTCTTGTGTTTAGATAGTATGGTGGCACTTTGTCTGTGGTTTTACAAAATGAATAATAGTTAAATCCACTTATCGCCACATTCTCATATCTGTCTGTAAAATCTTCCGCACATTTAAAAACTGTTCCCGATGAAACTACTGGCTTTGCATTTCTATTTAATCTGTGAAAACCTTCTATATTATCATCTAAAATCCAATGTCTTTCATGTCCTTCCGCAATAGAATGTTCCCATACCCAATTTCTTGCAGGTATAGATCCTTGACCCAAATTACTAAATGGAAGTAAAAGGATGTTTTTTGTAATGTGTTTATAATCATTTATTTCTTGTGGCTCAATCACTAATTGAAAAGGAACATTAATCTTCAAAAGCTCTCTTGCCGTTAAACAAGATTTACCTCTACCTTTTGATATAATGTAAAATGGATATTTGGGATTATTCATTGTTTATTTTCTCCCAGTATGTTGGTCTTGCGTTCCATAATTTTGTATTTATTTTTTCATATCCATGAAGTCGCATTGCGGAACCAAAAACTCTACCTAACTTTTTATTCTCAATAAGTTCATCTGCAACAATATAGAATGGAAAGTGACCTATAGCTTTAGTATTGAACGAATTTGCAGCATATAAATTTTTCGGAGACATATGTTCAACCACATCGAATAAATGTTTTATTGGATTATTTATATGTTCAAAATATTCACTTGCAAAAACAATATCTACATTTTTTGGAATATCTAAAATAGATTCAACAATTTTAAAATCATTTTTTTCAGCTATGCTATTACAAATAGAAAATTGCATAGTATTTTTTAAGTTTGTTCCAAATACTTCTGCATTAGGAAACAATTGTTTTAATGCTAAGGTTGAAAATCCTATTCCACATCCTAAGTCAACAATCACTTTTGGACTATCAGGGAACAATCCAAGCTTATTTATATTTCTAATATATTCTTTGGAATAGATCGACCAACACGCAACTAGTTCTGATAGATAATACGGATGGTCATAAACTCCATAGTCGGGATTACCATTTTCAACAGATTTATACCATCTTGATTCTAATTCTTGCCCTTCCCTTAATTCTTCTCTTAAATTTTTATCACCTTTTAAATATTTTATGGTTTGAATAATTATATCTTTGATTTTTAAATCGTTAATATTTAAAACATCATTAACAACTTTCATGAAAACTTCTATTGTATCTTTCGTATTGTGCTGCAAAATATTATTCATTTTCTTTACTTTCTTTTTCAATTTCTGGTTTGAAATCAAACTCAAGCTGATTTGAGTCAACCCATTTCATTTTTGTTTTTTGAAAATGAGACTTGAATGGGAACCAAGCACTTTTAGTTTTGTTTGTTAGTTTCTGCCCTATAAGTTTTGCGAAATCTTGTAAAGATTCTTCGTTGTCAAAACGGAAGATAATTTTTGCATATGGTTCTTGTTTATTTTGAACAAATTCTGGCATGTCCTTCCATTCATCACGCCAGTCATCTGTTTTGCCCACTTGATTTTCTTCAAAAATATTATCTTCCATTTTTCAATTCCTTTATTGGCAATTTTTCATTTTTTGCTTCTTAAATATAACATGGTTTTGACTTAAAATTAAGTAATTTTAAACCATTTTTTTATATTTTTAAAAGTGTTTTACGACTGAATGTGTTTGTTGATCAAAAGATGAAAAATTAATTTGAATTTAATCCAGCCAATTATTGAATTCTCTAGAACTTTTAAATCCTTCATCTTTTTTTACAATATTTTCTTTTTTGTCTATGATTACATAAAAAGGTATTGCTTTAACATTGTATTTTGAAACTATTTCTTTGTTTTTATCAAGATCAATGTCTATGGTGAGATACAATAATTCTTTTTGTTTAATTTTATTTTTAATTTTTGAAGTGCTGAATACTTCATGTTCCATTTTTTGACAAGGAATACACCATTTTGAAAAGAATACAAGTAATATTTTTTGATTAGAATTGTTAGCAGCAGAAATAATCTCTTTGTAATCATTTATTTGTTCTGCTGTATATAATTTTTCTTTATTGTAATTTTCTTTTGTGATCAATACATTTTCATTTTTTTTGTTTGTCAAAAAAATTAAAAGTAAACAAATTGAAGCCAAGGATATGTTTATAATGTTTTTCATATTTTTTAATAGGTCATAAATATTTTTACGACTGCGTCAATAATTTCCTTTGGTTCTTGAGTAGGGGCAAAATTTTCATCCCATTCTGAAGGTTGAACTTTCCAAGAATGCTGTCTAGTTGTTGAATCTATATTATATCCCCAACATCTCAACAATCCTTTTTTAGCATCCCAATAAAGATCTATATTGAATTGTTCTGCTCTCCCAGAGGTTGGAGATTCGACTCCATGACCACGAAATTCAAATATGTATTTGTGATAGTGTTCGTTTTTTTTCAGCATACCAATTGGAAACATACAATATGATGGATAAGTGTTTCTTACAGCCCCAAACAATTTCAAAGACAATTTGTTGAATCCATTGAAATCTGTTTTTGCTTTATCAATCATGGTTTCATTGAGTGATGTTAAATAATCATGAATTTCAGAAGCATATACTTCTTCTCTGGTGTTATGATAGCCTTCTTCAAGTGGAAATATTCTTTTGCAAATCCAATCAATATGGCCAGTAGCATCTGCGATTTTTCTTCTGGTAATTATTTTGTAAGATCCAAGTGGAGTTAATTGCAATTGCAATGCCCCAACCTCTGAACCCCATTCAATTAAGTTTTGAAATTTTTGATTTAATCTAAGATTACCAATTGCAGGAGAATCTAAAATCTCAGATATAATCTTACTCGAATGAATTATATCAATCGGTCCATAACCAGTAATTTTTTTGGTTCCACCTTCTGGGTCATGCAATTTTTTTTCACCAAAACCAAATGATGCCCATTCTTTAAAATTCAAATGTTTGTTATAACTATAATTACTCATGATAATATATAGAATAGAAAATTAATATTAGGATAAAAAAATGATATCGTATAAAATTTGGACTGAAACAAAACAAAGAAAATTTGAAGACTTCAAAAATGTTATTTTACCAGCATTGAATCTTGATTCCGAAAAGGGAATTTCAACCACTATCGATTCGTTGAGTATAGACAATTTGAAAAGCAAATTGCAAAGTTTGGAGATTTTTAAATTGTTACCAACTAAAAAGCAACAAGAAATAATGAAAAAAATAGAAGGTGAAAAAAGTGGAACTATACTTGATTTGATCAACAATATGATCAATTAGGCGTAATTTTTAAATAGAAATTCTAACATTTTTCTATTACATAAGGTTCTCTTTGCTAGACTAGCATTGCAAGGGGTTTCGGTTGTTAAATAGTTTATCCCCATGTTGTGAAATTTGTTTTCAATCGAACACTTGTGCTTTGGATGCATAGAGATTTTATCTTCAGATGGATGAGAAATCAAACCATTGTCGCATTCATCTCCATGTATTTTTTTGTTTCTTATGGGAAAATAATTGCTTGCAAAATCAACAATTTTTTTCCATAAATGTATTTTTTCTTCATTTGAATAATATAAGTAAAAATCGTCACATGATGCATCTTCGTGAAGAGTCCATAATAATTCTGGCTTATCATTCTTCAATAAATTCATAATCGCTGCGGTTTCTGGCTGAAGAGTCGGCTTGCAAAAATCCCGATTAATATCAGTGTCATTTGAATTGTTTCTTGTGTTTTTTATAAAACCAGATGTATTAAGAAGTGGAATTATTTCTAATCTTATGCTTTTTGGCATATTTGATTTTTGCATAAAATTTAAAATACCAGTAGTTCCAGCGGTTTCATTTCCGTGAATACAACCTATGATGTAAATGCTTCTATCTATGTTTGGATTGATTGTAGCACGATATATTGGGGTTTCTGAATCTCCAATATTTGAAATAATTGCTTTTTTGCAGTTTTTTAACTGTTTTTCAAATTCTGAATACCTTGACAAACCAGAGTCTATAAAATTATGAAAATTCATATTTGTATCTATGAAATTTAACTCCATAAAACTTACAATATTATGTGAGCAAAAAATACAGTAAAAAACAGATTAAAAAATTAGTTGATAAAAAATGTTATTTTTGTCAACAGAATGACTATTCATTGCTTGATGTCCATAGAATAATTGAAGGAAAAGATGGTGGCGAATACCACGAAATGAACACGATAACAGTTTGTGTTCTTTGTCACAGAAAGATTCACTCAGGAAGAATGAAAGTTTTTCGTAAATATACAACAACTTTGGGAAGAATTGTTTTACATTTTGTTGATGAAAATGGTGAGGAAAAATTCGAATAGTTACTCGAACGGATTTAAATCAGATATCTTAACATTATAACAATCAGACTTTACAATGAAATTGTTGTCTGGATCAAAATCACCCTGTTTTAAAAATTTAGCCTTTTTGAAATAATCTTCTTTCTCAAGCCAACCTAAAATATAAGCTTTTTTCCACTGGTCATTTCTTAATTCAAGTCTTACAAATGCGTAATTGGTACATTTTTGATGAATGTTAAATGCAGCCACAGAGCATTCGTAATGAGGTTTTGGTCTTGATGTACATCTTTTTGTCTTGACATCCCAAAGTATATTGTCTTGAATAATATCGTAATCATAAGTATTGCCAACAATCCCTTTGATTATTTCATTTGCTGCTTGCTCTCCAATAAAACCAGCCATATTCCCTAATCCGCTAGTAATTGAATTTTTTATTCTTCCCATTTCAATTGATTTTCTATTTGCCCGAACAATCATATCATTTGTTATGCCGACTTCTAACATGATACACCTATATGTTTTTTAGAAAGAATTTTATCTTTTCATCATCCTTTATTATTTGATAAATTCTTTTTTTGGAATTTTCCTGTAAGAAATCCAATTTTTCTTTTTTGCTTGGTTTAAAATTACAACTTTTAATTATTGGTTCCAAACCAAACAGGAATATCCATATTCTATAAGTGCTATTGTTTAATTTGGAAGAAACAAAATTGTAAAATTTTATCCAATTCAATTTCCAAATCTTAAATATTTTTTCATATCTTGTACACATTTGCTCGACTTGCGTTGTGTAAAATTCTTTGTCAAACTCAGGAATTATCATATATCCACCGTATCTTTGATTTCTATTTCGTGACCTTGATCTTTTAGTATTTTTACTCTTCTTTTGCTATGAGTCAAAAGATATGGATTTATATTGAAAATAAAATCGTAATAATTTAATTCATTTTTATCTTTAGCCGTTCTTAGACCACGACCCATCCTTTGAATTATTTGATGATCTGCCTGACCACCAGCAGCATTGATAAGATTATGTACCTTCACATTAATCCCTGTGTTGAAAATTTGCTGAGTAGCAATTGCAACCACAGTCTCTTTTGACTGCTGTAATTGCAATACAACTTCTTTTCTTGTTTCTGTATTATCTTTTCCTTGAACCCAAAGTGAATTTTTAAGCATTTGACTCAACTTGTCTCCATGAGCAACACGATCAACCAATATAAGTGTTCTTCCAGTACATCCTTTCGCTAATCTTGTCACAATATCATTGAAATATGTGTTTTCTGCAACTCCTCTTGTTACAGCATCAAGATAAATATCATAAGGAATGGCAGGTTCGTTAATTGGATAAAATGTACACTTGCTAGAAGAAAGAATGCCTCTTTCTTGAAGCTGTGCCGTTGTTAATACTCCACCATCTGAAGACTTTATTTTAAGAACAGGTCCAAAATATCCTTTTACTTGATGTTTTTGTACTTTATCTCTTTCTCCAAATTTGAATGGAGTTGCACTAATCGCAATTCTAATATCAGCACCTTTAAGCTTCTTGTAGACCGCCATTGGAGTTTTACTCATCATGTCATGGATTTCATCAACGATAAGACATTTTATTTTTGGAAGAACCTTTTCCATTTTCATTACCGATTGAATGCTTGCCACAGTTATGATATTTGGCTCAACGCATTTTCCCCAAAGTCTACCAAGATTGCTAAAATTCCATTTTTTTAATTCAGAATAGTTTTGTTCTGCTAGACCAATACGATTCTGCAAAACAAGTGTCGGTGTTCTTGGTGGAAGTGATTTCAAAATCCCTAAAAGAACATTGGTCTTTCCAGCACTTGTTGGGGCAAATATAATGCCTCTTTTTTGTTTGATTGATGTGTTTATCAAATCAACCTGATAATCATAAAGCGTTACTTTTTCGGAATTTTCAGGCAACCATTGATTTAAAAAATTTTCATTTATATTTTCAATTTCAAATTTCGTATTCGTTCTTTTGTCTTGAATTTCATATTCCATTCCAAAATGCTTCAAAGCAGCAGATATTTCAGGAATTAATCCTGTAAGAAATCTCCCAGTCTCTTTTTTAAAAAATTCAGTGTAACCATCCCAAATCCTTTGTTTATACAATCTGCTTCTGAAATAATTTTTTTCACGAAATCTTAAGGCATCCCAAAGAGTAGCTTTTATATTTTGGTCGGTTGTTATCAATTGCGAATAATCGTTTTCAATGACCAAAAGTGTGTTTTTTTCCATATTCTTTTCCTAAAAATTCATTTTCATCTAGATAGATGAAAAGATCAATGTCTTATTTGAAAAATAATTTTTATTATGTGATTTATTTTTCTAAATACAACAGGAGGAATTATGGCAGATGGATACACAGTATTAAATCCCGGTATCGGTGGCGATATCATGGACGAAACAGAAATTGCTTATGTTGATGCACCATTGGTAAGAAAAAGACCAAGAGTCGTTTTAACTGGTGAAGGTGCCGATGATATTGTCGATACTGCCGATGATTTGCCAAATAGTTACTCTAGAGGATTGGTAGTTAGAGAAGCGAGAAAAGGCCAAACAACAAGCAGCGATAGCATTCCAATCGTAATTGCTTCAGATCAAAAAATAGGCAAAGCAAATGTAGTTGTATTTCAACAAACAATTGGAACTTCTGAATTACAATTGGCAGACAACCCTTTGAATTATTCAGTAACTGTTAAAGCATTAAATGGCAATTCTGCTGTGGTTTATGTTGGGGTCTCTGGAGTCGATGCATCAAATGGATTTGAATTGAATGCAGGAGAAAGCATTTCTCTTTCAATAGATAATACTAATCGATTATATGTTGTAGCCTCTGATGTAAATCAAAAAATATGTTTAATAGGAATATAATTTAATGTTTATAGGTGCTTCAAATTTTAGTTCTGGAAAAACCAAAGGGTCAACTGGATCTACAGGATTGACTGGTGTTACTGGTGAAACAGGAGCCACTGGTTTAACTGGCGTTACTGGTCAAACTGGAACCACTGGTTTAACAGGATCGACTGGAAGCACAGGACAAACAGGAACTACTGGGCAGACTGGCGTTACTGGCCAAACAGGAACGACTGGTTCAACAGGTTTTACAGGATCAACTGGAACTACGGGCGAAACAGGAACCACAGGCGAAACTGGAACCACTGGCGAAACTGGAACCACTGGCGAGACTGGAACCACAGGTGAAACTGGAACCACAGGTGAAACTGGTTCTACTGGTGAAACAGGAACTACTGGTGAAACAGGAACTACTGGCGAGACTGGAACTACTGGCGAGACTGGAACTACTGGTGAAACTGGAACCACAGGTGAAACTGGAACCACAGGTGAAACAGGAACTACTGGTGAAACAGGAACTACTGGTGAAACAGGTTTTACTGGACAGACCGGAACCACAGGTGAAACTGGAACGACAGGTGAAACTGGTTCTACTGGTGAGACTGGAACCACAGGCGAAACTGGAACTACAGGTGAAACTGGAACTACAGGTGAAACTGGAACCACAGGTGAAACTGGAACCACAGGTGAAACTGGAACTACTGGTGAAACTGGAACCACAGGTGAAACAGGTTCTACTGGTGAAACAGGAACTACTGGTGAAACAGGAACTACTGGTGAAACAGGAACTACTGGAC